GAGATGTCCCTGAAATCGTGACTTCCTCGCCGCCGTATTGCTCCAATACCCAATCAGGAACATCGTCCGTCGTGACAACGTGACAAGCTGCAATCTCGGCGGCGGTGTAAAACGTGCCGTCCTTGCGCTTGTAGTTGACGCCGGGGAAATACTCAACAACCGGGCTTTTCGGCCCGCTCGCCGTGCCTGTCCAGTAGTAAACAGCTGACCCGACACCAACCGGAATCGACCCGTAAAGCGAGACAAGCTGCGCAAGGTAGCTGTCACGATTGGCAACAAAGTTATCCGTTACGCTCGAAATCGTTTGGATGGTAACGGTGGCGAAGTCATCTTTCGGTAGAAAGTCCACAATCTCCGGCCCGCTGACCGTCACGATTTGCCGTTGTCCCGCTGCCGGTGTTCCGACGCTCGCCGTCTGATTTGCCCACGCTGGCCTGCCAGTGGTTGCGCTGCGGGTAACGTAGTTCAAATCGACCAGCTTAACCTCCAAGTCAAGGCGCGGCGTCAAGTCGCACAATTCGACCGCATCTGTTCCGATGGTGTAGGTCGTTTCCGTTGCGCCCGCGCGCCTGGTGACATTCAGCGCCGGAGTCGTGCCGGAGTAATCAAACCATGCCACGGCGTCGGGACACCACCCGAGCAATGTCGAGATTGCCGACGCGCAAGACTGCTCTGAAAGCGTCATGTTTGGCACGTCGAACATCGTCGCAACGGTTCCAAGTGCAATTGGTGCGCCGTTGGTGATTGATCGGTTGATGATCGTTTCAAGATGGGTTTTGAGACTCCCAGTGGCAAGGACATAGGTTGCCCGCTCTGCACTTCCGCTGACCGCCCCGGCGTATGGCAATACGTCCGATGTCAGGTTGATTCGATCCAACCACCACCACGGACCCTCAACGGTAATCGAAATGTTCCGCATTCCGACTTTCGGCGCGGTAACGTATCCTTTGAATTTTCGCGTCGAATCCCAGAAAAGCTCAACGATTTGCCCGATGTCAGGCACGATGGTTCCCACACCGGTCGCGTTTTCGGTTTCGGCGCTCCATGTCAGCGAATCCCCGGCAAGCGATTGGAAACGCAAGGTTGCGCTGGAAATGTTCAAGTCGGCAAAACTGCGCGGCGTTGCGTCGAGCGTCTTCCCGGTTTCTCCTTTGATGATCCAAGCCATTACCTAACCCTCCGGTTGAGTTCTGCCACCTGTTCAGAAATAGCTTTCTGCCGTTCGTTCATGGCGTTCATGGTTGCGATGAAGGCACGCATGTTCGCGTCGGTCGAATTGAGCAAAGTCACAATCTCCTTGTCCCGTCCCTCCTGCGAGCTTCTGATTCGCGTCATTGCCTCTTGCAGTTTCGCCATCTCGTTAGGGTCAATTACCCCGTTTTCGAGTAGCTTCGTGATCTGGTCAAGCCCGACCCGAGCGCCAGAGAACGCCGCCGGAGCCATCGCGGCAACCTCTTGCTGTATTTCTTGCGCCTGCTTTGTGATCTCAGCTTGAGTCTCGCTTGACAGGTTGCCAAGCGCTTCGCCGGTCGTTACCGCGATGCGTTGCTTTTCAATCTCGAATTTTTGCCGCTCTGTCGCCTGGTCGGCTTGCGCCTCGCCAAGTGCAATCTCTGCTTTGCGCAAGGTTTCATCCGCCGCCTTGTAAGCGTCCGAATAAATGTCGCCGATGTTGGCGAGTTTCATCTTGGCGGCAATAGCGTCATTTTCGGCAATCTCAACCCGCTGGTCAATCATGGCGAGCGCGTCAACCAGTGATTGCAGTTGATTGGAAGTTTCCACCCCGATTTGACCAAGCTGCGCGCCCGCTACGTCTCCGCCTGTCTGCCTCGCTGCAGTTACCGCCGCGCCTGCCGTTGCGCCTGCCAGCGCCCCTTCTGCGGCCCGAATTTCCGCCATCCGCTTCATGGCGTTCTCTTGCCGTTCCAAGTCGTCGGCTTGTTGGCGGTAAAGGCGAGCGATAGCTTCCTCGCGTTGCTGGTTCAGAACCCGCTGGCGAGCATCCGCTAACCCTTCCAGCGTCTTCTTGTTTGCCTCCGCTGACTTCTTTGCGGCGTCTTGCGCGGCGGTCATCTTTTGGTACTCCGCCGTCACCATCTGGATGCCAATGCCAGCCGCAACCGCGCCAAGTGAAATCGCTGTTCCAATTCCAACCGACATTGACAGAATGCCAGCGCCAAGCGTTTTCAGTTCAATTCCCGACGTTTGAACCGCGCCGATGAGTTGAGGGAACTGTTGAGAGAACGCAGTGATTGCCGACTGCCCGCCTTGAACCTGGACGGCAAAATCAGTGATTTGGAAACCCGCTTGCGTGGCAAGCCTACCCATTCCGGCGATGTCTTGACCGGCTGGTTTTGCTTTGGAGGAAACGCGCTTCAGCGCCTCTTCCGTGTCCGCCGCGCTCATTGTCGCAGTGGTGAAAACCTCGCTTACCTTTTTGGTTGGCGCGTGCAAATCATCCATTGCCCGCTGCGCTTGTTGCGCGCCGGAGGTATCCGCCGTGGTCTTGATCTCGATTCCTACGTTTTTATCGGCCATGGTGGTTGTTTTTTAGACCTTAAAAATTCCGGTTCTTCCGACCTTCAAAACGCCGTTTCCGTATGCTCGCAAGTGACAGCGAAGATCATACGCGGCGTTGCTAGTTGGAGACCATTCCGGCGTGATTAACTGGATTGATCCAACCGGAAGGATTGAACCTGAAGCCGAAACCGACATTGCGCCATTGTGAGCAAGGTCAATACAGCGCGTGGCATCGGCATTTAAAGCAAGCTCGATATTGTAGAAGTCGCCCGAAACAATCTCAAGCTCGCAGAATGCTTGCAGCGTGTCAGCGGTCGTGAGCGCGGCATCGGCGGCGTCAACGTAAACTTGCGGAATTACAAGCGGTGCTGTCAGTAGCAGGTCAGTAACGGTTATTCCGCTGGTTGTAACCTCTAGCAAGTTTCCGTTGATTCCATCGGCTCGTGCGATGATATTTCTAACCATCGTTGATCCTGGAACTGCCGCCTGGAATGCTGACACGTTGGCGACCCATCCAGTCGGCACGGCATTGCTCGCAATGGTCCCGTCAACGAACGGGTTGGGAGTAAGCCACGAAACGCTCCCGAAGTCAGGAATTGGATATTGAACCACGTTGTCAGTGTATGGCAATAGTTGCGCGGCCATGTATTCTCCGATGGTCGCTGCCCCGCAAATATTCGGGTGGATGTGATCCCCGGCAAACACTGAATCCATGTATCCGTCGCTGTTATCGTCAATCGAGGATTGATAGTCAAACCAAAGCATCCATCGGGAGTTTTTCGCCGCCGACAGAATGGCGTTAGTTGCAACCTGCGCGGCTTTCCATGCCGCTTCGTCGCCGCTTGGTCGGCTTGTCCGTGTTGGAGGAATCGCGACAGCAATCAGCGTCTTTCCTGCTGCAATCACTTCGTCCCAAAGCGAAATGATATTTGCGGCAGCGGTAGAGTTGGCTGTCACGTTCATGTCGTTGGCCCCGACGCAAATCAAGATCGTATCAGCGTCGCTGTTGATCGCGTCAAGGAATGTTGTCCGGTATGTTCCGCCAACCATGAATCCTTCCGCCTTAATCCCTCCGATTCCATGGTCGAATTTGCCGGTCAGTGAGTTTCTGGCAATCTCGATCTTGCGCTGGCAACGTGCTTTCATTTGCGCTGGCCATCCATTGCCAAGAAATTGAGTGATGAAATACGGTGATCCAGGCGCATCCGATGTTGCGGCAATGATCGAATCTCCGACAACCGCAACCTTGGCAATCTTAATCCCTTTTGTCAGTCCTGTTGCGCTAAAATCGTATTGCGTGACGTTGGCAGGGGTGTCATAGCCAAGTAGGCGTTTCGGCTTGTGCGATTTGACCGTTGCGTTTGAGAATTGCCAATAGGCGTTAGAAACGCCAGAGACTTCGATTCGTAGCGGCTTCTTGGTTGCCAATTCCGCTGCGATCAGACCGTCAAGCATCGCGGCCCGCGCTGCCGAGTCTGTCGATTCTTCCGAAATCACTCGGAATGAAAACGAAGTAACCGCATTCTGTCCGATGCGCAAAAATGGCGCTGGCGAGTCAATCAAATCGACGGTTTCAACCTTCTTGTCCAACTGCGGTTCTAACTCGTCACTTTCCAGCATAGTGCCGAAATCGACAAGCACGGTGTTCGCGCCTGCCGGGTCGTATGTTAGTCGCCAATTGGATGATGTCATTCGGTCGATTTGGTTATACGCTCAAAGATGCGGCTTGCTCAAACATATCGTTCACTTGCTCTTCCGACAGGCTCAGCGCAACGGCCAAGCTCAGGATCGTCGGCGATTGGCGCGGAAAATCCGCGTTGTTGTCCCACGCGCTTTTGATGATTGTTCGCTGCGGTTCGTCCAGCGATTCAATCGCCGTTTCAGCGGCGGTCAGCAATCCCATGAGCGAAAGCACGGCCTTTGCCTGCCATGCCTTGATTGAGTCGGTTGGAGCTGGTTCCGTCGCGGAGGATTGCAACGCGGCAATCTCCGCCTCAAGCTCAGCAATGCGAGCGAGCGCAGCGGCGTTTACCGATCCAAGGATCGACGCCGATAGCTCGGTCGGGATTGGCCGTGCCTGCCCCGGCTTTTCGGTTATCACTTCGCCGCTATCGTCAATGTAGCGAGTCAATTCGACGTAATGAGCGCCAGCCAATTTGCCATCTTTGAAGCGCAAAAGGATTTCATCAGGTAGGTTTTGAGTGGTCATAAGTTATGAAATTATTGCTCGGTCAGTTACTCTCCGCCAGTTGGTTCCGTCTGAAAAACATAGTACGGCTCCGCCAGATTCGTTGGATACATAGATGGTTGACCCGGAGGAGATAGATGCAGATGGTACGGTGGCGACGGTGAACGATTTCAGTTGCACCGTGTTGTCGCAAATCAGGTTTGCTAGCTTTAACGAACCTGCGAAACTACCGTTAGCTCCAGTTCCTATTCCAAGGAGGCCAGCAGACAAACGGCTTAAACTTGTGTCTTTTGTAGATGTTGGAGTGCTAGAACTCCACGTTAAATAAAATGTATTTGCCAACAATAACACCCCGCCGGATGTTGTCACGAATCTTGCGTCGGCCCCATAAAACCCAGTCGATGCGTTGACTATTGTCAACGTCGGACTATCGCCAGTCCCCAACCCCGCCGCGTTTCGCAGATTCGCCTTTGTCGTCGCGTCGGTGGTTAGCGTACCAGCTGTTAGCGTGCCGCTGATTGTACCGTTGGTTAGTGCGGCAGTGGCGGCGGCAGTGGCGGCGGTGTCCGCGTGGGACACGTTGGCTGTTAGGAGATCATCCGGCTGCACGGCGCTGTCGGCTTTAGCGCCTTGGGCGGCAGTGGCCGCTCCGATGTCGCCCGGGGCCGTGATCTTGCCTTGGAAGATCGTTGAAAAGTAGGTTCCAAGCGTGCTCTTGATCGCGGCCCAGGTGAACTTTTTCCAGCCGAAACTGGCGGCGCTGTCTGCCAGGCCGATCTCATCCGCGTCCACGGGCGCGCCCTTCGCATCCGCAGCATGGACGATTGCTGCGATGGCCGCAGCATCTACGGTGCCATTCCCGCCACCGGCAGCCCATTCCGCCTCTGTCATCGGCGGGTCATCGGTGGTGGTGGCGAGGTAGGATTGATAGGCAGACTTCCCGACCGGGCCAATTTCCCGCGACACGGCCGTTGTCACTTCTACCGTTCTAACGACAACCCTATCACTCATGCTTCCTCCGGTCTAGTTGATGGCGTGGTGATCTTGATTTGCTCGGTCGGGATTAGGAACGTGCGAACGCCGTCGATTTCAACAAGCAAATCCCAGATATAACAGCCTTCTGGCAACGACCATGTGTCTGTCGTGTCTAGCTCGAAATCCACGATATTCTCCTCACCAGTCCGCAGCGTGAAAGCGGTTGAAATGTCGGCAATAACCGCGCCTGTCCTGTCCCGAATCTCCGCTAGAAATGTCCCGCCGGTTAGGTCATCCGCAACACCGGCAGGCGTGGTGACGGTAATTCCCTCGGTGTAGGTCAAACCGCGCGTGATAGTTGTTGGCGTTGCCATTGGTCAAGGTGATGCGATGGTGTTTGGTGGGGGCGGCATGGAAACGGGAACGAATCCGGTCAGATTAACAACTGGCGTCCCTGTTGCCGGTGCCGTTGGTTTCCATGCGTTCGGGTTGGTTGTCGTATGCCATGCGCCAGGCGGAACTCGATCCGGCGTTTCAACGTCTGCTGTGCTGGTCCATGATGCTGTCGAGCTTGAAAGCGCCCAAACGTCTCCGTCACTTGCAATGCCATCTGAACCGCTTCCAAATGACGGGCGATCAAAAAGAACACCGGCAAAATCCAGATTGCTGAAAGCCTCCGGCGTGCTTCCATCGCTGGTCAGCGTGCCTGTGACGGTGGCATAAACCACCTGAGATGTCGGTTGCTCCGGCTCATCCGGTGACAGTGGAGAATACGCCGCATTAACCGCCACTGGCGCGGCTGGCGACAATGGCGAGTATGGGGGCAATGGTTGATCCGGAGCGGCTGGCATGGCGGATTACGGTTAGGAACCGGACGGGAAGTTGACGCTGTTAAGCGCGACGCCTTTGATTTCGGTAAAGCGTAGAACCGGCTCAACAATTTGCGCGTTGAACTCGGCGGTTTCCTCCAATCGGCATTCGCACCAACAATCAATCACAAAGCGGTCAGTCCCGCCAAGTTGCCGCCCCTGGATGCGCAGCCATCCTTCAATTTTGCGGTCATTCTGGATGAACGGCGTTTGAGCGGTTCCGGTGGCAATGGCCGATGCTAGGCCGAATTGCAAGCGGTGAACCAATTCGCCCATTTGAGCGGTTTTCAGGATCACCCAATCCTGAATCGTGATCATCTTGTTGATCTTGGTGTAACCTCCAGACGCGAGCGGAACGGTGCGCTGAATGTCAACCGTTTCCTTGTCGAATTTGAAGTTGAGAACGTCGCCGATGGTGTAGGCGGTCCAGTTGGTTGTCGGGTCGTTGTCAGGCTTGACCGTTTTCGAGACGGTCACTGAATCAACGGTGGTCCCCTCAGGGATGAAATAGGCGAATGCGCCAAGCATGATTTCGGTTAATGCGGGAACGGCCATGGTGTTTTTTCTTTTTGGTTAGAGTGTGATTGTGCAGGAAAGGTTTACGCGCAAGGCGAGCAATTCGGTGTCTTGAATCGGGTCGATCCCTTTGACGGCAACGCGGGAATGGAAATGGCCACCGGTTTCTGGAATCCATCCATGAAGCGACTTGCAAACCGCTTCAATGATTTCATCGGCTGGCGTCTCGTTGCGGTGAATAACTGGCTTGAAAAACCCGGTTGCTGTGAAGTTGGTTAGAATGCGGACAAGCGAGTTGTTTTCGTCGGCATTCTGACCGCCGGTCCATGTGATAACGATCACGCCTTGACCTGTCTGCTTGCCTATCGACTTGCGGAGTTCGCTCGCAATGTCGCGTTGCCGGTCAACCACGATCTCCACGCCATAAAGCGCAGCATCCGCTTGCAAGCGGGCGGCCATAGCGTCGGCAGTGTCGTAAAATGCGGACATGGTTAGAAGTCAAGCAAAGCGGCCCCGCCGTAAGACGGGTAGGATGTGGATGATTGAACGGCTTCTGGAATCGTGCCATCCGGTGATTCAATCGTGACCTCGCACGATGCGATTGATGTCAGGAACTCATGAGCCTTGCGCAATTCCTCACGCCTAACCTCAGTTGATCCCTCAGACAGTGGCAGCGATCCGACAAGCGCGTCACGGGCAATTGTGCAAGCGGCAAACAGGCATTCGCTAGGGATAGTCCCGGCACTTCCCATCTTGGCGAGGTTGGCGCGGCAGGATGCGACTTTGCCGCGAACCATTGCAGTCACCTGCGCGATGATCCCGGCGATAGCGTCAACTCCTGATTCCGCCGGTTGCGCCGCGTCCACATAGGCGCAAAGCTCGTCATTCGACAAGCGCGCTTTTATGTGATCGGAAGTAATGGCAAGCCAGGACATAAGTCAGAAAATGAAAGTCCCCGCCCGCTTTCGACGGCGAGCGGGGACCGGACATGAACACGAACAACCAACAATCAGAACAGCAGGGAAACAGTGAACGACTGTGCTAAGCTCGCGCCTAGCGTGTCGCCTGTTTGGGCGATACGGATATACCGGCGAGTATTTGGAGGGATCGGGAACTCGACCGTCTTCGCGCCAAGAACAGAATCGGCGGCAGTGATGGTCGTTGAAACCTTCGGGTCAACCGCTGCAAATGAAGAGTTGTCAGCGGAATCGTGCAGCGTGTAGGTGCAGATTTTGCCAGTGGTGGCAACGTCGGCAGGGCTGACGATTTCAACCAGCAACCCTTCAATCAATCCGCCAGTGACCTGCTCAAGATCAAATGACGCGGAAACTGCGGATGTGGTATGAATTGGAGTCGAATCAATGAAATTAGCGTCCTTTTGGCGGCGGGAGTGTAGTTGGGCCATGGTAGTGAGTCAGTTAGTTTTGAATCAGGGTGGATTAGGCGGCTCCGAGAGTTTCGGTGTCAACGATGTTGTCAGTGACGATGATCGGGATTCCGCAAGCGTGAGTTGGAATCGGCGCTACGGTTCCTTCCGCGCCTCCGGTTGCGCCCATCTTGCCGTTGCCTTGCAGCGTGACGGTGCGGGAGTCCTGAAGCTGTTGCAGCGACCGGCGAGACATGAACCATGCGTCCGGCTTGTATCCGACTGGATACTTGTGGAATAGCGCGTTGAGCTTGGCGTCGGTGCAACCCTTGCCGCTATCTGCAGTGAGGTTGTAAAGGCGACCGATGGCGTATGGATGGACGCATTGCATACCGATCCATGCGGTGAGGTTGCTCACATAGGCGTCGTATTGCCCGCCGTTTGCATCGGTGATGGATTGTTCCTTGAACGGTGGCAGGCTGAGAACGGAACCGCCGCCGTAGATCATTTGAACGAATTGCGGCCCGAATTTCACGCCATAAACGCTCGATCCGGTGGTTGCGGTAGTGCCGCCCGCGTCAACCTTGATAGCGGCAGGACAGAGAGCGCGAAGGCCTGGGAAACCCTTTGAATCTTCGTCCACGCCATACCATACCTGTTTGCCGATTTCAATACCGGCAGACATGCCGACGCCGGATGCTTCGATGGCTTGGAGAGCGGCGGGGCCGTCTTCGTTTGCCATTGCAACCGCCTTGTCAACGTTGATAGCACCACGGAAGATGAAGCATTCAACCGTCTTCACAGCGAATGAAGACTTGCTAGGCGCGATGCCTTCGTTTGCGTTGGTGAATCCAGTCGTCGGGATGCTGGTCCGGTCAACCGTTTTGTATGAGGTGCCTGTGACCGTGCGAGCGCCGATTGCGAGCAATTCGGGGGCTGCGGTAACGATGGATTCGATGAGTCCGACTTCTTTGGCGTGGCCGCGAAGTTTGGCGATGTCGAGGAGATTGAGATTAGCCATGGTATTGAGTGGTTAGGCGATGTGAGTGGTGGGTGGATTATTTGGCGGCTGCGAGTTCTTCTGCGAGCGCGGCTTCCAAAAGTGCGATTCCTGTCTTGCCTTCGTATTTGTCGGCGGTTTTTGCAGTGACCGTTCCGGATGTGACAAACGGCTTGTCAAGTCCGACATGCTGCTTTGGCATTCCTGCGAGGATTTCTTCAGCGAACGTGTCTCCAGCTTCGATCTTGGTGCGGAACTTGTCCTGTGTCGCTTCGTCCTTCGGCGCAAGACGCCCATCGGCAACCGCAGCTTTAACGAGAGTTTCGGCGCGATCCTTGGCGGCTGCGGCGCACTTGGCTTCTGCGGCGTCTTTACCTTTCTTCAGGTCGGCCAGTTCCGCTTCCAGTTCGGTAATCCGTTTCGCCTTGTCGTTCATCTCGCCATCCATGGCGGTGAGTTTGGCGAGTGCCGATTGTTCGGCGGTTTCGTGTGCCGGGTCGATCCCGAGTTTGGCAAGCAGTAGTTTCATGATCGGCTTTTTGTTTGGTGAGATTTCAACCGCATCACTTGCGGCGATACGCGGAATTTCGCGAAATGCAGGCTCATTGACAAGCGCCCCGAGTGGCCCCCGGTTTGGGAGTCCTGCGGGAATGCCGGATTCGTCAATCAGGAACGTGGGAGAGAAATAACTGAAGTCCTTTCCTTCGATGGCCTCTTTGCCCGCTCCGGTCCATTCTAGCGCGCACATGACGCCTTGCCCTGGTTCGTAGCGGAACCCGGTTGGAAGCGCGCTAGCCTTGCCTCCCTTATGCTCGAAATCAAACCATGCTCGCACGTTTGATTGCTTGCGCTGGTCGAGAGCGGTTTGAAGCGTGGCGGCGATGTCGCTGCCTTTGGCTGCTTCCACGTTGACCGTGATCGTTTGAGCCTTGCCGTCAACGTATGGCGTGATCGTATGACTACCTTCAGGCAGGTAAACAATCTCATTCGGCAATCCTCCATCGGGAAGGATGCTGGCGAATGCGGTGACTAAGCGGTGGTTCACGCCGTCATAAAACCCCGGCGGATAGGCTTTGACAACCGGGACGAATGGCCCCCGGTTTTGCGATCACTCAAACGAGTCCACAAACTCCTTGATTGCCGCCACTGCTGCCGCTGAAATAACTGCGTCGCTTGGCAAAATGCCCTTGTCTGGTTTGTGCCTGGTGATGGTTCGCAAGGTGTAGAGCAAAGCCCCGCCAACTTTCGGCAGGATGATCGTTTTGCCCTTGTTTGGGCCGTGTTTTGCTTTGATTTTGACTCCTTCTACGAGGTAGCCGACCGTCTCACGGCCTCGGGCTGCGAAGATGAACGCCAACGTGCCGGAGTCCTGCGGACCTACCCGCCGCCCGTCCTTGACTCTGACCTTGCTGCTAGGAATGGCAAGCGCCCGCGTTGCTTTGCCTGTGTGACTCGATAGCGACTTTCCGGGCGTTACGTTGCCGCCGTGGTAGCGCAAGCTGATTCCACGCTCTGTGAGCGTAACCGTGGCGCTTGTGGCGGTTGCGTCCGCTTCGGTAGATTCAATTACTCGCTCCCAGAAACGGAGTCCGTCATGGTCGCGCGGAAGGTATTTTGACCGCAAGTGGTCATCGGTAACGTCAGAAACCCGCTTGGCTATGTCGCCGTTCATTCCGATCCTGTCTTGCACGGCCATCGTGATAGCTCTCAGGCTGGCGTTAGCCGCTGCCGCGTCAATCTTTACTGTCAGGCTTAGACTCATTCGGTCAATTCCTCCAACATGATATTGATCGTCCGCTTGCCCTTGTCTGACGAGAAAAGCGCAACCTTGAACTCTGACCCGCCAACGTAAACGAACCCCGGCTTGCCAGGTCTAAGCGCGCCAACGTCAACCGCCTTCGACCCGTTCCGAACCGCAACAAGGACTTTCCACCCGTCGCCTGTCAGGCCAATCGCCTTGTTCGCGGCGGTGATTGAATCGGCGAAATCCCACCCGGCAACATCGGGCGGGATGGTGAATCTCTTGGCGTAAAGCCCGCGAATGAATCCAGCGGCGTCACTCGCTGCGAGCTTGAAAGCGCGGAAGATTTGCGCCGGCAATGATTCGGTTTCGATTCGGTCGAATAGTCGCCGCAAAGTAACCCGGTCGGCAATCTTCTCCTTGGCTCTTCCAGCCTTCCACTTTGCCAGCGCGTCCTTTTGGGTCAGGATGTCAAATTCAGGCGGTGCCGGTCGTTTCCATAGCGCGTCGAGTTCCTTCGCCGGGTATTTCTTCGTCCCGTCTGGATCGGTAAAAATCAACTTGTCGCCGTCCCATTTGACCATACGGCCCATGGTTTTGTCGATTTGCTCGCGCAAGTCCTGATCCTTGATTGCTGGCGTGACTTCTAGCCCATCGTTCATCGACCGAAAGAGCGGTTTTTGCATCGCGTCATTGTTCGGGTCAAGCTGGAATCCTAGCTCTTTCGCCCGTGTCCGACTTACCCCTTTGACGCTCATTCCGCTGCCCCAATCAAACGGCGGCCAAGGTTGACCAAATCGGGAAAGCGCAACCCATATCGGGTGATTCAACAATGCGATCTTGAGAGTAGGATGAACGCCTGGCGTTCCAGCGGTCTCCTTCTTTGCTTCATTCCATCGGGTTTCCCAATCACGCGGAACCATGCGATTTCCTAGGCGATAGAACTCTTGCGCTGGCGTTGTCCGAATCCCGGTTTGACTCCTTACCCATTTGGCATGACCGCGCGCCATGCGTAGGTTTGTCGTCAAAACCACGTTGATTCGGTCGAGACTGGAAAGGTCTTGTAATCCGCCTTCTTTGCCTTGTGGCGGCTGGTATCCCTTTTCGCCAAGCCACATTCCGATTTCTTTCCGAACGGTTGCTTGGTCCCGTTCATTTCTCGCCACTTGCTCGGCACCATCACGAAACCGCTGCAAAATCTCAGCCTCAGTCACCCGCGCCATGAAGAACGCCCGCTGTCGGATCTCCGATGGAATGGTTTCCCACTCCGCGCTTGTCAATTCGGCGGGTAGATTCTCGCGCTTGGCAAACGATTTGAAAGCGTCATTTGTCATTGGTCGGTTCTTTCGCCCCGCTAACCCATGCCGCTCCAAGGAGCGCCGCCAATGAGTCTTCGTCGATTAGCTTGCCCTCTTTCACGGCTTTCTCAAGGTCTTTCATCCGCTCGCTTAGTGAGTCAAGCGCGGCAGCATCGGCGGCTTTGACGGGCTTCTTGCGCGCTCGCTTTGCCTTGACTGGCTTTGCGGGTGGTTCCGGTTCTTCGTCATCTCCCGGTTCGGTTTCAAGTTCTGGTTCCGTGCCGGTTTGCGGCGTGGCGATTTCATCCTGTTCTTCAGACTCCTCCACAAGCAATTCATCCCCTGCCGCCGGTTGCGGTATCCCGTGCCGCTCGTAAAACCAAGCGGACGCGACAGGCACGACGCCGGAGGTGATGCCAAGCGCAACATCGCGCTCAGCCATCGCTTTCTCATCCTTCGATTCTTCCGACCTTGCCCACATCTCAGGCAGGTCTGACCGCTCGCCGTAGTTGACCGCCACGATGGCTGGAATGAGTTGATGCGTGAGAATCCCACCAACGAAGTCAGCGACGCCGGAAACGACCGCGTTAAGCGTGTTTTCGTGAACCTCGCCAAGCGCGCGGCTGCCGGTGCCATCGGTTCCACTGGTCAGCGTTTGGCCTAAAATGAATTGCTCGCATTGACGGTCGGCCAGGTCTAGCAAAGCGGCTTGCGGGATAGCGTCGCCGCCTTTTGCCGCGTCCATGACGTTGACCTTGGTTCCGGAGTTGGTAATGACGTATCCCGCTGATCCGATGTCTGCCATCGCAGCCTGAACGGCGGAAACGTCGGAAGCGTCGGCAACCTCAACGTGGCGCCATGGCACGCCGTAAAGCTGAGTAAACGACATGAACCATTTCAGCCCATAGACCGCCGCCAACCAATACCCTACCAGCGCACGCAACGGTGCGGCAACGGATGGATGCCCGTCATGGCCCGAATGAACGCCAATCAGGAAACGATTCGGTGCAAAGTCTTCATAAACCCGCGCTCCCATTGCACCGCTAGGATCAAACATGAGGCGGTCTTCTGCGTCATCTTTCGGGTCGTAATACGGGTAGCCATAATACCGCGCCGGAACCGCCTTGGTGCATCGTGGTTTCCATGTCCCGTCTGCGGATTTATCCCATCGGATTTCTGCGACCCGATGCCCGTAGTAATACCCGCGCACTAGCCCGGAAATGGTAGATTCTAGACCATCCTCCATGCGTTCGGGGCGTGGTTTCATCCCCCAAACGATTGCTTCAATCTCCCGCGCCATGCGCTCCGCTGACTTCTTCGGCTTGTCGCCGCGTGGTGCGTATGGAATGACTTTCCACGGCGCTGTCACTACCATCCGCGAAACCTCGTCAATCGACTTTTGCAGCTTCGGCCAGGTGTCAATCATGGCCGTGAAAAGGAGGCTTTGCTGGTGCAAGTCGCCATTAAGCGCAGCTGCGAGCGTCGCCTTTACGTCTGTTGGCTTTTGCTCCCGCTCGAAAATATCCCACATGCGATCCCGCGCCGCTGGCACGTTGATGGAATTGGCCCAATCGTTGCGCTGCCTGCGGTTTTCAGCGGACGCGGCAGCGACAATGTCACGGCGTGGCGGCAAAGCAGCGCCAACGGGTCGGAATTGTGGGGAAATGTTCATGGTTCTTGATTAGTCTTGCGTTGGCGTTGCTGTTTTCTTGCCTTGGCACCCAGCAATAACGGATTTCACCCCATCCATTGCAACGGTTGACCTTTCGAGCGCGACAATCAATCGGTCCCGCTCATCCTTCGATTCCTTGTCCCGCGCAAGTTCCTTTGCTTCCGCCTTGGCCTCGGTGCGGTCAAGTCTTGCGCTCATCCATCTAAGCGCGATAGCAAGACCGACAAGCGCGCCAACCGGACCGACAAGCCAAGTCATCCAATCCGGCATGGGCGCGTTAGTAACGTCGGCAAGCATTCTCGTTGTCTTGCTTCCAAGTAGCGAGGCGGATACGGCGATAAATCCAGATGCGGCGGTTTCGATATTTGCGATCATGAGTCAGTATTTTTTGCGGCAGTTCGGGCAGATAGCGCAGCCCGACGGGAGGAAATTCAGGGTTGACCGGCAATCACGGCAGAATCCAAGCAACTTGCAGGCCTTGCCTAGCCAGTAGTGGATTCTCAGGTTAATGCGGCGGGCGATCATAGTTAAATTGTAAATCTGATTCGTGAGCGTATTTTCGAGACTGGCCTGCGCTTGACCAGCACGGCCCCGCCTTCGCGTGATCCCTGCCCGTCCGTGTTGCCTTCGATGGTTTGCACCATTCCTTGCGTGGCTGGTCCTATGGCGATTCCGCAGTGCGAGAACGTGAAAACGAGAATATCACCCGCTTTGATGTCGCGTGGGGGCTTTTGGGTTCGAGTGGTGCCGTCTTGCGCCAAGCTCCAATGTTCTAGCGCCCATGCGACGGCAGTTGTCGGGCGGCGAAAAGTGGCTGTTTCCTCGACTCCGCAACGCTTCATAGCCTCGCGAACGCACCAACAAACAAACGCCGCGCACCATGGCCAGCCTTGCGACGGGTCGAGAGCGGTTGCGGACTTGTAGGCGTTGACCCTTGGCCCGCAGTTCGTGCCGTCGATTTCCTCAACGCCGATCTCTGCCGCCGCAACGTCAACGATGGATTGCGCTAGGGTCATTTTTCAGTCTGAAAGGTGGATCATTAGGCCGAGGTTGATTACGAACGCCACTAACGCCACCACAAGGAGCCATCCAATGTCGTGAACGATGGCGTAAGGCATGGCGATGAATCCAGCGAGCGCAACAACCTCAAAAACATGGCGGTATTCCCAAGCAGTCGGCATTTTCATTTTTCAGCGAAGATTTGAGCGGCAACCAGCGCGGCGTTGACGCCGACAGCATCCGGCCCGGTCGTGGTGATCGTGGTGCCGTCCGGCAACTTCGTAACCGTCGTGGTGCAACTGGTCATCGACCAGCAAAGCAAGCCGAGAGCGGCAATGGCGAACAAATGGCGCGTTTTCATCGCGGCAATGTCGCCTTTCGTGGCCCCCGGATGCAAGGTTAGGCAATGGCCCCCGATTACCATCCCGTTACAAGACCAGCACCGAACGGGTTATCGCTGACTGGTTGCCGGTGGAATGAATCGGCAGTGACAGCACCGTTCATCCATGAACCGCAGCCGATGCAACCAAGAATCGCATCCGCCCGGTCGGGTGATCCAAGACCTCTCTTTGCCATGTCCTCTTTCGATTCCGCCTTTTTCTTGCCCTTTGCATCCCATTGAAACAACCTGGTTGTCAGTTGCCGCTTCGTCTCAGGATCAGGCTCGCCAATGTTGAAGTCTCCGCGTTGGATACGGCGGCAACCTTGAATCCAAACCTCTGAAATCAGGTTGGAATAGTTCTCAGCGTCAAGCGGTTTTGACCCGCCGTGGAACTCATTGATTGGAAAATTTTCATCGCGGAACTGGTCAACCATCGGCCCACCTAGCCCGTCTGCGTCGCCGTAGCATTGGTGCGGCTTGACGTTGTTTGAGTTGGCAAGGTGGATGAACCGGCGCACGGCTTGAACCGTGTCACGCTGCCTCCATGCCTCAACAATCCGCACCCGATTACCACGGCGCAAAGCAAATACGTTCTCGTCCCCTCCACGGGCAAAGTCGAAAAACGCGACAGTCTCTCCGCCAATCTCGTTCGCGGTTGGCTGCAGTAGGATTGCCGCTTGGAGCGCTTCGGGGTCAATAATGAGAAATTGACCATCCATTGTAAACTCTGCCGAATGAGCGGATGCGAATTTATCCGGCGGCATTAGCTCCCGGTCTCGCTCGCGCTTCCACGCTGGAATGTGGGGGCATTCATCGGATGGAACTTTGCGCGTCCAGTAGTATTTTTTCAGCGAATGGAAGCAGTCAAAGAACCGACCGACCGGAGGACCAGCGGACGAGATAATGAGCGAATAGGCAACGGTGCAACGGTCAAACGCCGTCCAGATTGCATCAGGCACCGTCTTTGCTTCGTCGATCAGGATCATAACCGGGTCAACGTCCGGTCCCTGCTTAGGATGCCAACCCTCGGCCCTGCCTGCGTCTTTTGTGCTAAATCCGATCCCCTCACCGCCGCCTGGCGCTTTGATTCGTAGCGGCGAGGATGCACGCCTAACCTCGAAATTGCCGGGTAGCTGCGTTGCCATGCTCGCCCATGTCTGGTTTTGGAGCTGATTGAAACTTGACGACGTGGCAACCAGCCATCCCTTCGGGTGCTTTGAGAAAAACCAATCGACTGCCGATGCTGCCAGCCATGTCTTGCCAGCTCCGTTCGCCGTTATCAGCGCCGTAGGGTATCCCCTGCCGAATGACTCCAACGATTCAATCTGCCAGCCCATGAGCGTCTTTCCGCGCGCAATCGCCAGTTGCCACGGGGTCAGCTTCATTTGTCGGATTCCTCGCCACGGAATGATGCAGGCGCGGAAACACCGGAGGCAATGCGGGCGGCATCGGACGCGCGGGAAAGAATCGCCTCTTGCATCTCCGGCGAAATCTCATGCGAGGATTGCGATTGAATTGGCTTGCCGTCTGGTCCGCTGATTTCAGTGGCGATGCGGTCCCCGTAGCGTTTCGGGTCCCATTTAGCCAAGAGTTTCAACCGCGTCTCAACCCGTAACTTGGTGCGCAGAATCCACTCCTTGTCTGGAATCTCAACCGTCTGCCCTGCCCGCTCAAATGCCACCGTATCAAGCTCGCTAGAGTCAGCGATAGCCATGGCGTCAAGCGCGATTCGGTCAAAACCTGCCTCCCTTGCGCGCGCGATTTGCCGGTAAAACTCCTCGTCTTCTTTCATCCACTCATAAACACAATCACGATTCGGCATGTCCTCCGGTTCGCAGATGATAGTTAACGGAGTCCCTTGTGCCAACCCTGTCAAAATCCGGTCAACCACTTCCGGCACGAATTTCGACGGTCTTCCCCTTGGTCTTTTTTCGACCCTGGTCAGCACTTCTGCCTTGGTTTTGTCGCTGTCCCGTTTCATGCCATCACTTTTCCGCGCGCGTGCGCCATCGTCAAGCGTCCGAAATGGCCCCCGGCGTAGTTACTAGCCCAGCCTCCACAAACGCGGCCAGAAGCCTATCTCTGCGCAATCTTGCCTTATCCGCGGAATGAGTCTTCATCCCGATCTTGATTCGGCTTCCGGTGAGCCCCTTGTCGCGTGTTATGGTTACGCGCATAACCCAATACCCGCTCGCGCGCCGGTGCAGGTGATGATTCGGGTCGTCCATTCGGGCGGCAGAGCATTCGACAAGGCGGAGTCTGGTTGGTGGTGTCATGGTTTTTTGCGTGATTTCCGGTAAGCGGCCATCTTGCACGATGACCGGCAAAACTTCTGTGTCTTCATCATGACCACGAATCTTGACCCGCATTCCCCACAGAATCGGACTTCCTCCGATGGCTCCTTGATCTCGCGCGGCTTGTAAGCGCCTCGTTTCTCCTTCTCCCGCGCCGCTTCCACGTTCCAGCTTTCCCGCTTCATGCCTCTGGTTGCCAGCCAGGCGTCGCACGCTCGCCCGACCGACTGGCTTAGGAATTTCATCGGCTGCGATTCGTCTATGTCAATGTCTCTCATGGTGTTGGTTGGTGATGCGTCAAGGATTGCCAGATTGGCCCCGATGGCAAGCGGTTTTTCTAACCGTTGCAAAGTAACGGACTAGGTAACGGTCGCTGTTACCACGCAAGTCATTGGAATTCAAGCCTTTGCCCGCCTGAGAGAGAGAGTAACAGAAAAATGTACATAATAATAATATAGCGGGCGCGCCCGCGCCCACACACCCGCGCCCACACCCGCGCCCCCAAGCGCCTCTACAGCGGACGGTGCTGTTACCGACCGATTCCGGCGCAAAAACACTGTGATTGCAACAAGTTACGAATAACAAAACCGGTTACGGTGGTAACAAAAAGCCCCGAAATGCGCGTTGCACTCCGGGGCGGTTTTGGTTCAAACGGTCGTTTGAAACTTTGTTTTGCTGCCGATTTTCCGAATTTCACACCGGAATTTCCACCGCCCGCTGCCTCACATGCGATCCAAAAGCCATCGTTTCCACCCGCTTTGCACCTTTGACGCGCTCCAATTGCAGCTTCCACTTTGCCCCTGCCCATGCCGTGTCGGTGAAGATTTTCTCCAATAACTGGTGACGGTTGGCGACAAATAGCGCCTCGCCTTCTAGCTTCATCCCGTGCCTGAGTAGGGTCTTTCGGAACTCATCACGGCGGAAGTTCTCTGCCTCGACTGGCGTGTATTCCGGCAGCGCGTGAATCTCTGCGATGATCTCACTGACAGACATGGTTGCGCCGTGTCCTTGAATCTCAAACCGGATTGGAGCGGCGAACAGGTGAGCCAGGCATTGATTCTCGTCGTTGTCAACGTCTTCCGACCTGAAGCCGGACCAGTCCTGCTGTGCCATCCATGAGCGCGCCGCCTGCTTCGTGATTTCCTTGCCGCTGGTCAACGAGTATGCACCGGCAAGTAGCGTGCCGATTTGGTCTGCGCTGCGCTTGTCGCCGGTGAATTCGACAGCGACCGATGAGAATGTTTCCGTGTTGGTGTTGATCGTTTTGGCATGCCTGAGTGACCGGCTTCGGATTCGCTCACAATAGCCATCTGAGCCGACCGTGTCACGCCATAGGGACTTGATGCGGTCGAAGTCCTCCTGCGCGTATGGACCTGTATTCTTGCGCAGCGGCAGCACCGTCACGCGGCTGGTGTCGGCTTTCTTGACCGCGGCGACGCCGATGCTGGCGAAAAGGAACATGGAACGGATCATGTAAGTGATTGACCCGCCCGATGCCGTCCCCTTGACGATTCCTGCGCCGGTTTCCGTTGACGCTTGGCGGGCGAGTTCTAAAACACCGTTAAACCGGATTTGGCTTGCTCGGTCTTCGCTCTCTGCCTCGTCAAATACCACCGGCAGCGCGTCGCTGCCCAAATGACCGCGTATCCCGGCCTCGCTGGTGTTGCCCTGAACATGCAGCGCGGTGCGCCCAACAAGCGGGTGAATGATGTTCGCCACCGTCCACGACTTGCCGCTGCCCGATGGACCAGTAACCCACAAATGCGGACGCCACCCGAGCGCCCCGCAGATAGGAGCGAGCGCAATCCACCCGGCAAGGAGTTTCCCGAATAGCGGTTGCTCCCAAGATAGCAACTCGCACAATTCAATCAGCCGGGCAGCTTGCGCGTTCGTGGCAACCTCGGCAGAATCCACGGGTATTTCCAGCGCGCCTTCGTAGATTGCCCGAACGGCGCTTGAAAACGTCGGTATGTCAACCTCGCGACCGTTAACAACCAGCTTATCCCCGGCGTGGAAAACCACGTCCGCGCCGTCAATCCAGCATCCGCGCCCGCGTATCCGGCGTGGGTCGAATTTCGGCAGGGTTTGACTGCGTTGGATCAGCGCGTTGGTTGCCGCGTCCCAGTCGGCACCCTGCTTCGTCGGGTATTCAGCCTCCCAGATTTGAAGCGGGGCTAGGCGCATGAGATTGTTTTTCGAGTGCGCTGAGGCTGATAGACTCACGATTTGCTGCCCGCTGTCCGGCATGTAAAAAAATGAGTCACCGTCAACTCCCAAGAGCCGGAACGGCAAGTCTCCGATTCGGTCATCTTTCCATTTGCGCTGTGGCGGCGCTGTGGTTGCCTCAACCGGCACGGCGGTATCATCAGGGCAGTTGTATCCCGGCGGAGGTTCAGGCGCGTCCTGTGTCGGCGTGGCGGGCGGTTTGAGCCATGCCAGCAACTTCGCGCTATCCCATCCCTCCGCCACCGCGTCGGCCAAGTCCCATCCCTCCGCAACTCCGGCGGGGGGCTGGATGATACGAACCTTGCCGGCAATGCCGGAGAGCGCCCCGGCGATAGCCCGCGCCGCGTCATGCCCGGGCGCGTCGGCATCCGGCCAAATCAGCACTTTCCGACCTGCCAGCGGTTGCCAATCGACATACCGAACGGCCTTGGATCCTCCCGGCCACGTCACCACCACGCCGGGGCAGATAGTCCGCGCGGCGTCGGCGGCTTTCTCGCCCTCGACCACGATCACCCCGGCGTCGGGATTGTTGGCAAGCAAATCCAGCCCGTAAAGCGGGCGGGGTTTTGGGAATGATTGAAACCGCCATTCGCGCCGATCCCCTGATTGGCAGTAGGTTTGCGGCAGAATATCCTTGTGGCCTTCCGGCAGGTTGAAGCGGTGAATGTATCCGATCACCCCACCATCAGCCGTCCGGTAGGCCCAGCTTGCCGATGGCGTCCCGTGCCGCTTGTGGCGAAACACAGGCGACGGGACGCCATCCGGCACCGGCACTATCGGCAGCCAATCCTGCTTCGTTGCCGCTGGTTGCCACTCAGGCGGCGCAAGGTTGGCTTGCAGGCGGGCGTCAATCTCCCGCGCAGCCTCGGCCATCGTGCATGACCGGATAGCGGCGAGCAATCCGATAGGATCGCTCCCGCCTTGTCCGCTGGCAAAATCCTTCCAAACCCCGGAGCGCAGATTGATGGACAATGAGCGCCCCGGTTCGCCGGACGTTGACCCTACCTTCAGTTCGTTGCCTTCGCGGTGTCCGTTAGGAAACCATTCAGCGAGGAGTGACGGAAGGGATTGCAGCGCGGCTGCGGCGATGGCTTGGAAGTCGATCATGGTTGGCGGGTTGGTTATTGTTGGCCCATTGGTTTTGCGCTCATAGACTCAAGCTCCGCCAAGTCGAACAGGCTCGGCATAGTTATCTCCGCTTCCGCCGCTTGGCAGTATGAGCAAGCGTCGAGGTAATAAGCGTGATTGAGTTCAAAGCCAATTCCTTTTCTGCCTTTCAGAATTGCACGGTAAGGCACGGTGCCGATCCCGGCGAACGGGTCAAACACAGTCTCACCCGGCATGGTGAATTGCTCAATGCATCGGTCAGCGATGTCGAATTGCATAGGGCAAAGGTGCATTTCCTTGCCATGACTCCACTGCGAGGCATTTAGCGTCATCATGCGAGTGATGTCTGTCCACACGTCATCGGACCAGCTTTGCGGCTGCAAAAGCATGAACGTCACCGGCAGCATTCCAAGCGCGTCAATCGCTTCGCCGAATTTGACGTGATTCTCAAACGAATAAACAGTGTCCAAGCTGTGCGCTTTGAAAAGCTGGAATATATCAGCGTGGGTTAGTCCTTTCAGGTCGTCACATGTAAGCGGACGGTCGCCACTGCTGCGGGTGAATCCATGTGCGTCAGTCTGCCAACGTGAGCGGCTATAAACCCGACTCTTGGTTTTCTTGTGGAATTTCACCGGAACAATGTCTCCGCCGCACTCGCACGTTTCCGATGTGAGTTTTGCCATGTCTTTCTGAGTATATACCCGCCCGCATTCGTCGCAGATATGTTCACGGCCCGTGTATTTCACGACAGGCTCATCCGCGTAACTATCGCTCGTTTCAGTTGGTGGTTTCCGGAACATGAGCAGATACTCCGGCATTCCTACTCCCATCTTTGAGCCGTCCTTGCATTGCTCTGTCCAACCAAGGCGATAGGTTTGATTATTCTCCCTCACCACGTCTGTTACAATGGTTTTCATGCCCATGTATGCAAAGCCATGCTTCACGAAATGGCGCGTGGTTTCCATGTGGAACGGATAGACGGTTTGAAAACCTAGCCCGGTCATGCCACCCGGCACGATGCGGTCCTTGACATGGATGATTGCCAAGCGACCAGGCTTCAATGCGCGAAGCAATGAAGGCGTCAAGTAATCCATTTGCCCGAAAAACTCTTCGTTTCCTTCGCTGTGTCCGAAGTCAGCGTAGTTCGGTGAGTATTCGTATTGAGTTGAGAACGGGATGGATGTCAGAATCATGTCGAGACTATTCTCGGCAAGCTCAGCCGTGCCTTTCACTGTATCCTCATTGGTTAGAGCAAACCGCTCGCCTTTGCAGACAATGGCGCTATCAATGCCCATGCCTCTTGTCAGGTGTTGAGCCATTGCTGCCTGTGACAGCCCGAATTTTTGAATAATCTCAGTCATGTTCTTAACCATAATAATGTGTTGTTGCCATTTTCTTTCGAGTGTCTTTTTAACGGCATACTCGGCTTCCGTATAGATGATGTCTATTCTTACTTTCTTTGTTTGCAGGAATCGGTAAGTCCGGTGGATTGCTTGAATGAAATCCGCGAACTTGAACCCTATCCCCACAAAAATTTCCCATGCGCAAAACCTTTGGAAATTGCACCCACTCCCGGCGATAACCGGCTTAGTTGATAGAGTTGCAAAGTCGCCGTTAGAGAATCCAATGATCCGACGCTCACGCTCGTCCATATCTTGGCACCCCCAGACAGCCAGAGAGTCCGGCAACGCATCTTGAATTGCTCGGCGCTCATCTTCCAAGTCATGCCATACCAAACAATGATCAAGCGGGTTAGATTTGCGAAGCTCTACCATCTTTTCAATCCTCTTCGCCATGCTCGCCCGTTTTTCCGCGCTTGCATCTTGCACTCCAATAGCTGCGTCCCTCATGAGCTTGCCTTGCCCCATTTTGTCGAATCCAAGGTTAGAATAATCACTTTCCACGCAATGCCAATGAACATCCATCTCTGGCAATGAATAACCTTCATCCGTGAATCCAAGGTCGGAAGGCTTTTGCACGAATAGCGCCCAGCTTGCTACCCATAGCCAGAACTCCTCCTCCTTATGAGCGTGCAACGTGAGCTTGTCGGCTTTAGTTGAGTCTCGTTTGAAGAATCTGGTCTTGGCTTGGCTAACGTCCATAATGCCCAAGAAATCAGCGTAGCAAAGAAGCTCGATGTATTCGTTAGGCGATGGCGTGGCAGTTGCGACAAACCGATATTTCACGGTCTTCTTGTCTCCGCGTGATCGTCCGGTTGGCCCGCCGTCTCCGGTGCATAGCAGCATGAACTCCCGAAAGGTCTTGCTGCCACCGAACCCGCGCAAGATTGCGGCCTCGTCAAGTGATACAACCAAGAACTCAGCGGGGTCCAGCTTGCCATCCCTAACGGTCTCATAGTTGGTTAGGTAGATTCCGGTTGGACCGGCTTCTTCAATCCTGCGAATGAATTTAGGCGGTGTTTCCCATCCAAGAATCTCTGTCGCATCGCGGGCAAACTCTTGCCGCACTCCGAGCGGGCAGACGATCAATCCGCGCCCTCCTTCGTTTTCCGTGATGATCCTGGTTGTTTCTAATTGCACCACGCTCTTTCCAAGCCCGAATGATGCAAAGCAAGCTCGCCGCCCGCCTTTTACCATCCATTCAACCATTGCTCGCTGGTGCGGCTTTAGGGCGTGATTGATTCCTGTCGCGTCGATTGTTACTCCGTCATCGCAAGCCATGCGGACTTTGCTTTTCAGGAATTGATCGTAGTCTGTGTTTTGTTTCGTTGTCATTGGTTGGTGTTTGTTTTGGGAGAATTTGCATCATACATCCTTGCATGTCCGATTACCCGGTGATCCGTCCCGAGTATCGCCATGCCTTGATATACCGCATGAGTAGCTCCGTGCGGTAGCCCCGTGGCGGTGGTGACGTAAAGAACTATTCCGGTCTTGCCGTCGTGTTTTTCTAGGGCGGATTTGTCGATGTCGGACATGTAAAGGCGGATGCAAGTCGAATTGCTCGCCGCGCCGCGCTCGTATGCCTCCCATGCCAATTGCACTTCATATTCGCAGTAGTTGCCCGGCCATGCCTTGTCCGGTCCGTGGCGGTTGATTGACCTCTCAAACGGCGGCGCTGTAATCCATTGCTCAAATGACTGGCGGGTTGTCATAGCTTTTCGGTGATTGATTTGATTCGTTCGTCCATGTCTTTTTTAAGTCGCATCAGTTGCGACAGAACTTCGCTTGCGTCATCATGGATTGCGCGTATTTGCCCCTCATGGACGATTGCCATATTTAGGCGAGCTTCGATTATGCGTTGATCTTGGCGAAGTATTTCTAACGCGTTTTGCGCTGGCGTGTTCATAGTGTGATGATTTCCTTGGCTTCCATGACTGAACGGGCGATTCCGGCAAACCCGCCATCGGCGCGCACTTTGTCGAGAAAGTTGATTTGCTCCGGCGTAGCTTTTCTCCCTGGTGCTTTGACCTCTACCGCCACGAACACAGCAACCCGGCGTCCGATCATGTCATGCGTGATTGTAATTGACCGATATCCTATCAGGTCACTCGATCCATTGCAAAGCCCGAACCTAACCAATCTCCCGGACTGGTCTTTAAGCGCGCCAGTCTGGTTGCGGAAAATCCTAACAGCTGGGTCTTGCGATAGGCCAAGGCGGATTGATTGAAGGATTGCTGTTTCGTTCATGCTGGTTGTCTCCTTTGTTGTCTTGATCCCCAAACGTATCTCGCCCACGCTGCCGGGTTTTTGTATCCCCTGGCCTTTCCTAGCGCAATCAAATCGTCAAGCGATTGCGCCTTTGATTGCTCTGCTTTGCGTTGGCGTGACGGGTCAACGAATAATCCGCAGCACGGGCATTTTATATCCCATCGTGAGTGGATTGTTGAGCAAGCGGAGCAAGCCCGATTATGCTCGTCAATGATCCCGTCAACCATTTCAAGTGTCCCGTCACGGTGTTCAATCTCGCGCGCTTTGCGCTCATAGACATGCCCGCACTCTGGACACTCCGGCGCGGGGTCGTGGCAGCAATAGCAGTTCGGGCATTGGCAAACCTCCACATTCTCCTCTTGCGCCTTGCGCTTGCCTTTCGGTCGTCCTTCCAATCTCCATTCGCGTTCTGCCTCTGCCAGCCCGTGCCGCGCAAGGTTGCCGACGTGGTCGAGAATGACGGAGCGAGTCTTGCCTGGCGATGGCCTAAGCACCCGCCCGATTTGTTGCAGGTGTAAGCCTAGCGACATGGTTGGGCGCAGCAGGATTGCAGCCTCAACGATTGGCAGGTCAAATCCTTCATTGATTATCTCACACGATGTCAGCACGTTTAAGCGACCGTCGCCAAGCGCCCGCACGATGTCCCGGCGAGCCTCGCGTTCCATGTTCCCGTCAATCGTCCCGGCGTGGTATCCAGCGGAAGCAAACTGGTCGGCAACGTGTTGAGCGTGCGCCACAGACGCGCAGAATGCCACAGCAGGCGCGCCGTTGCAAATCCGGCGGTAATGGTCAACAGCGTCCCCGGTAATCGTCGCGCGGTCCATGGCTGCGGCGAGTTGGTCGGCGGCAAAGTCACCACCGCGCATTTTGACGCCGGAGAAATCCGCAGCCATCGGCGGGGCAAAATAGACCGGCGGCGCAAGGTGGCCAGCACGAATCAAATCCCTCACGGCTGGACCCATTATGAGCGCGTCGAACACTTCGCCAAGCCCTTTACCGTCTAACCGCTCCGGAGTCGCTGTGACGCCAAGCACGCGCGCCGATGGGTAAGCGGCAATCACTTTCAACCAACTGCCAGCCGTGGCGTGGTGTCCCTCGTCTGCGATGATCAAAGACGGGTTGTAATGTGCCAACCTCCGCACCAATGTTTGCACGCTGGCAACTTGGACTAGGTGTGATCGGTCAGGCGTCCGACCAGCGGCAACCACGCCGTGAGCGACGCCGAATGCGTTGAGCGTTCGGCACGTTTGGTCAACCAACTCCTGCCGGTGAACGAGAATCAAAACCGGGTTGCCTATCTTCGCGGCATTTTGCGCGATGTAAGCGAAAAGCACGGTCTTTCCGCTGCCGGTCGGCGCAACGAATAGCGGGCGGCGTTTCCCGCGTCGGTAAGCGTCGCGGATGTCGGACGCTCCGGCTTGCTGGTAATCGCGGAGGGTTATCATGGCTCGGCCCAAATGATTACGTCGTTGAAATCAGTGCAAGGAATCGAGCATTTCGACCCGTCATGCTTTGCGCCGTCCGGTGAATCGACTCCTTGACACCATAGATGCTCTCCGCAAGCGTCAAGGACTCGAAACGATGGCCAATCGCATCCTGTGTTATATGCCTTGTCAGTCCAAAGCACGATGATTCGTTTTCCGATTAAGTGATTCATGGTTGGCGATGTCTTTTGGCTAGCTTCCGATAGGTTTCCTCAATCCTCGCGGCAGTCGCCGCCCGTGGTTGGTAGCGATGCGTTTTCCACCGCCACCATGTTGTCCGACCGACGCCGCAGAGTTTCAGGAATTCCAGCGGCTTTAGGTGTAAGCGCATGGCGTAGATGTGGATTTTGTCGGTTGTCATTTCTTCAGTAGTTTTTCCGCCGCCGTGACGGCTTTGTATTGGCGCAAGCTCCCGTTCTCCGTGCGCCATTTATCGCGGGTCGCGGCGACGAGTTCGGCGAGTGCTTCGATTAGCAAATCAGCATCACGGCAAAGCGTTGTAATCGCCTCACCTATCCTACTCGCCGTGTGCTTTGGTGGCTCCATTCCTTGCGATTTCCTCCAAGCGTTATGGTCGAGCAGGATGTCGATTGCTTTGGTGGTTTTCATGGCTTGCAGTTCTTCAGGGTGGTTTCAACGTCGTCGAGCATCCGGCAGCGTCCGCATACGTTTTCCGATTCAGGTCGGAAATCGCATAGGCATTGGCCGCATTGCAAATAATCCCGCACGGATTCAAGGGTTGCCAGGCAGTCGCCAAGGTCGGATTCAAGGCGTCTTGCAAATTCTGACCCGACAACCTCAATGAATGTAATCGGCTCCGGATACGCTGCCGCGTCAGTCCTTGGCGTCTTGCTCATGGCTTCTTTTCCTCCTTGGCTCGGCATTTGTGGCAGCAATATGTCCACATGATATTTGCAAACCTATCAAGCTTAACAAGCTTGATGCTTGTTCGGTTCTGGTTGTTGATAGCGCAGCCGCAGAAATAGCAGAGTTTCTTTCCCTTGCTCATATCACCGCCTTTCTAACCGTCTTCTCCTTGTTGAATCGCTCCCAGCGTCCGATAGCAGCTTGCGCGTCTTGCGGGGTCTCGGCCCGAAAGCATTTGAGGCTCCCGTGCCGGGTTGGATCGCCAGGCGCAACGATGGCTTGTAAGTGAAGCTTCCCGACTGATGAAATCGGCTTGCCGTTGATGGTTGTTGGTTCGTTCATAATTCGTTCCACATTCTGAGGTTGGTTATTTTGGCAATAGCGAACAGCGCGTCATCCTCGGTAATGCCCTTGGCGGAGTAATCGCCACGGGTTGCCGTCCACGCCATGCCTTGAGAGCTTACGCGCATTTCGGTGGTAATGCCGTTTGCTTCAATCCACCGCAGCCTAGGCGACTTCATGGCTGGGATTCCGGCGAATAGGTCGGGTTGGTCGGTCACTGTAGCTTGTATCCTTTCTTTTCTGGTATCCATCCGTCGTCAAGCTGGCGAACTATGATTTCCGCCTGTTCAAATGCCGTTTGGCGCTGGTCGGTTCTGGCGGTCAATCGCATAAACGACTTTCCTTTTTTGAGTCCTCTTTTGGCTTTGTTCTCCCATCGGAAAAATGAGATTGAGAATGTGCCAAAATGGCAGTTGTTTTCTTTCGGATCGCACGCGGATTGATATCCGTGCTGTCCTGCTTGTGTTGGTTTGCTTGTCATTGTTTCGTTAGGTTGAGTAATACCGCGCCCCGCCGGACTGTCCACCGTTTTGCCACTCGGCAACCCGGCTGCGGGGCGCGGTTCCGTTACGGGGATTATATCATGCCGCTAATGAGGATTGCGGCCAGGATTGTGGCAGCAGCTAACAGCGCCCGCTCTAGCCTGTTGGCGTGGATGGCTCTCAGCCGTTCTTCGTGTGTCTCCAGCGTCATCAGGCGCGCGGCTAGTTGGTGGTATGGGTCGGTCATGGTTGGGGTGATTTGCCGGGGATTGAACCCGGCTGGCTTATTGGTTAGGCGGCTGCGATGGTGGCGTATTGAAAGTTCCAGAAGTCGTATCCTTCGATTGACCGGCCCCATGAGATGCCTTTCAGTATTGCTGTCCGCGCGTCTTTGCATGGCTCATTGAGCATTTGAGGGTTGGTCATTTCGGCAGCTCTGATTGCCTTTTTTGCAAGTTCTGGTGGGAGGGTTTCGAGTAGTTCGCGGATTGTTTTCATTGTCTTGGTTGGTTAGTCGCTCGCGGCGACAGGGGGAAATTATCAAAATGTTTCACTTGTGCAACAAAAATATGCTAACTGATGCGATATTTTTTTCTTGGTTGCGCAAACCGCTTGCAATTCAATCGTTTATGGTTGTTTCTAACTTTTCAACTTGTGACAATCAGCGTAATGCGGAATCGGTTATCGCTGCTTGGATGAATTGCGCGGCGACTTGCGGCACGATTGCATTGCCGTAGCCCCGCAAGAGTCCCACGCGACCGGGAAACCCATCAGCCAGCGGGAATGTCCCGCTCTCAACACGCCTCGCTTTTCCGTCTGTGCATAGGAGGATGTCGAAGGAATCCCAAGCGTTGCCTCGCAGTTCAACGGTAGCGAGTTCCTGTGGAATTGTGACGGGCCCGCATTGTTCGCCGAGTCCTGCACCGTTGGTGTTGCCCACCCCACAAGGTCCGGCACATTCTGCGGCGTCATGCGTGGTCGGGCCCCTCCGTGATCTTTCCCGCGATTGGTCGAGTTGTTGGGCCCCTCGCTCGCCTGCGGCGTCGGCCACCCCGCTAGCTGTGCTGCTGTTTGCAGCGAGTCGCCGCCCTGTCTCGTTTCCGTCCAGCTTGCACCAGTCCCCTCGCTCGCCTGCGGCGTCGGCCACCCAGTAGAGTCTTTGGCGGATGTGGGGCGCGCCGACGCCCGCAGCGCACAGATCGGCACCCGCCGCGGCATATCCCATTGTTTCCAAGTTAGCGAATACTCCAGCGAGCCATTTACGTCCACCAGCGCTCGCAACCTGCTCTCCAAAGACGACTGAAGGGCTGCACCGATTGATGAGGCGACGGAACGCTGGCCATAGATGACGCGGATCATTTCGGCCCAACTGCTTCCCGGCGTGGCTGAATGGTTGGCACGGGCAGGAGCCTGTCCAAACGGGACGATCTTCGGGCCATCCCGCCAGTTGAAGAGCGAGAGGCCATCCGCCGATCCCGGCGAAGAAGTGGCATTGAGTGTATTCGGTGAGTTCATTAGGTTCAATTTGTGTGATGGATCGTTCATCGACCACGCCGGGAGGAATCAGGCCGGCGGCGATTAGTTCGCGCAGCCATGCTGCGGCTTTCGGGTCAAATTCGTTGTAAAAGTTCATTTATCAGGATTCCTCCGGTAAAACCTAGTATTGTATCCGTTGCCGGGTTTCTGCGTTCTAACGTCCACGCCTTTAAGCAACCAATCCGCGTGCCTGTCCTCGACGTTCTTGCGGCTTAGCCATTTCTCGCCGTAGATGTTTGAGACGAGGTATTTGCCCTCCACGGGGTCAAATCGGATGATGGTGTTTTCGTAAAACCGCGTGCCGTCCGGTAGCGGTGTGTTGTCGAATATGCTCATGGCTTTTCTTGTCCTATCGGTCTTCCGAAAATGTCAGTTATGGTTCCGTCAGCGTGCCAAACCTTGCCTTTTTCGACAATGACTTTCCCTCCGTAAACGGAAAACGATTGAAATACTACATGGCCTCTTTCGCTTTCCGTGGTTGACCCGATGACTCGGTATTCTCGCCCACCGATGGTTTTGATTTTCGATTTGTAACTCATGACTTCGTTAGTTTCGCAATCAGCGTTCTCAGTCTCGATTCAATCTCTCCGGCAGCGGCAACACCCTCCGGCGTAATAACCCACTTCCGAAACCCTGGGAATTTAATCGCCCGCGCAAGTCCCCGGCCTACAAGTCCGTCCATCGTTGAGGGTGAGATTTGATACCCGGTGGATTTTCGGACCTCGCACAATTTAACCGGCCCGGTGTAACGTGCCTGCCCTAACAGCGCGATAGTCGCCACGATTGGCAGGTCAGTGGTTTTTCGCGTGCGGATCTCGAGCTTGGTGCCGAGTTCGTCGCATGGGAGCGTTCGTATGTATTTCAGGAACTCCAACGGGGTGATTATGGGGGTGGCGGTCATTTGGATTCCTCCCACAGGTTTAGCGCTTTCAAGAATGCCTCGGCGCGTTGGGCGGCGGTTGCAAATATCCACCGTTGCGACATCGGCACGACCTTATCAAGCGATGCCTCGTAAGCGTGAAACTTCGGATCATTTGCTAGCGTCATCTCCGCCTCGTGCATCGCGTTTAGGTCGTTTAGGTAGTCGGGGGGATCGTTCCACGCGCCTCCTTGCGGAGCAATCCATTGACTCATTCTGTGATCGTTCCGTCTTTTCCACCCGCACGCTTGCGCAATCGCGATTCGTTGTTGCTCAGGGTTCATTCTTCGTCCTCCTCGATCAGTGAGCGCAAATACAGCGTGTGATATTCCTCAGCGCTAGCAAACCGGAGCCATGCGTTAAACGCGCAGTATGCCGCCATGATTCCGCACCAAATAGCGGTCTTAGGAAACCCATACATGACGGCGCAAACACAGGTAGCGATTGCAGCGATGCAAAGCGATGTTTGCAGGATGGCCCCAAAACACGCGGAACGCCATTGGATGCGGTAATACTCGTTTGTGGGGATTCGTCGGGTGTTCATTTTCTGAGTTGCTTGTGTTCTTCAATTGTCATCGTTCCGGAGATTCCGGCTTTCTTTCCGTAGTATCGCGATTGGATTTCAGCATCGCGGCAGCATTCGCCGCACGGCAGGCAGACAAGCCCGCCAGCAATAAGCGACATGGCTTTCGGTTCGCCTTCGATTTGTTCTACGCACAAGGCGCAAGGGGTGGCGATGTTGTTCATGGTTTGCAGTTGGTTAGGATGTTACCAACGATTTTCTGCCCGGCGACGCTGCGAGAAACAACCCGCTCGCCGTCTTCCGTGAACTGGATGCGAATAAGCTTCTTTGCTTTGAGTGCCTGGAGCCTCCCGTTTAGCGTCTGCAAGGCGATTCCAGCCGTTGCGGCGAGTCGCTGGGTGGTTTGCTCCCGGTCGCATAAAAAAAGGAGAGACGCCTCTTTCAGGCCCATCTTGTGCGAGTTGGCGAGGCGGGTTAGCGCGTCGATGAATTGTTGTTTTGTCATTGGATTTCAAAGGTGAATTTTTCCATTGCCGCGATGATTTCGCTTGCCTCATTGAGAGCGGTCCACTTGCGGCGGAACGTCTCAACATCGGACTTGCACTTCCGGAGGACTTGCGCCCGGTAATGCTCGCTTGTCATGGCGTTATGAGTGCTGACATAGATTCCCCGCGTGCCTGCGTCTGGATCTTCATCAGCGCATTCCCGGCGCTCTGGCGTGACGTTGACGAATGCCCGAACCTGCACGGTTTTTTCATCCGCAGTTTGGTAAGTTACCTTGATTCTGCGAATGAGGCAGGCGGCTTGAACGAGTCGGTATTGAGCGGCAGCTTTCGAGTTGTCCCACTGGAAAAAGCGGTGCAGCGGAGAGGTTTTCGCCTTTGCCGCTTCCAGCACGATTTCCGGCGTGAGTTGCCCGTGTTTTTCTGCGAGTTCGCGGATTGCGTCTGATGCTTTCGGTTTGTTTTCTATGTCAGTCATTGTTTTGTTTGGTTTGTGTTGGATGGGTGATTTATACCGCTCTCCCGTGCGGTTTGTGCCTGCGATGCCCTGCCACGCCCCGCCCCGCCCCGCCATTCCCAGCCTGCGATGCCTGGCCAATCCCGGCCCCGCCTTGCCGTTCCTGCGGTGCTGAGCCCTGCCTTGCCGGTCCATGCCGGGCCTGCGAAGGCTGGCAAAACATCGGCTTGGCTGGCGTTTGGCATTGGCTTGCGGTTGGTGAGTGTTAGGCCAGCTTGAAGGTTCCCCATCCCATCCCGGCGCTCATCTTGCTATCCGGCCTGCCTTCTCCGATCCCGACTTGCGCCCCGACTCGCGTCATAAGGTTTGCCGCGTCAGTCGCCGTGAATTGATCCGCATCGTATTGCACTCGCACGGTTGCCGACCATGGCCAGAACTTCGCACGAACCCGCAAGTCACAAACTCCGGTCGCGTTGCGAGCGTGCATCAGGTGGGATTCAGGCTCGCCTTCGATCTTGATTAGCGGCACGCCGTCCACCTTGTCAAACCCGTCTGGAAGGATGAAAACCGACAGCTTGGCCAGCGTCATCTTGAATCCAACCAATCGACAAGCTGAAATCATAGCATTGCGAAATGCTGCCGCCGGTATGCCGTTCCATCCTTCATCGGATAGATGCTGCGCGCCGATGAAATCCGCGTGGAAATCCCGAGCTTCTTTCGCCTTTTTCTTGTTGGCTTGACTCCCTGCTTCGTGCTTGTCACGCATGGCGTTGATTGCCTTTTCGGAAAACCGCAACTGGATATAAGGCGCGGTGCCGACGATTTGAAACTCCGCCGTATGGATGCGCGGTGCTGTGATGGATACGTTTTCGATTTGTTGCTTTTCTTTCGTGCTCATGTTTGTATTTGGTTGGTGTTTTGTTTTGTCTGGGAGAATGCGGCGGATTTTATACCCCGGCCCGCCAACCGGATTTTGCTATGCCCGGCCCGGACCTGCCCTGCCATGCCTCGCCTGCGATGCCTTGTCTGGCCGTAGCTTGCCAAGTATCGCGATTCCTGCGGTGCCTTTATATGCCTCGCCTCGCCTAGCGATTCCTGCGGTGGCGGTCATGGTTTGGTATTGGTGAGAAAAACTGGCTTCTCTTTTTCACTGAGCCTGTCTAGGACCGGATTTAATGCCCGACGTCACCGGGCAGCCAGTGGGGGATTATTTCGCGGCGATGGCGAGGAGTCGGAAAGTCTCGTTGATCTCGGCTGCGGCTTCTTTTGGCGAAACCTCGCCACGGTGGCAAGATGCCGCGAGCCGTTGGGTTGCCGCGTAGGCGATGCCCAGGGCGGTTGCTAGTTCGGTGATGCGGTCGATTGTGATGGTGTCTGCGGTCATTGGTTGGTGGTGGTTGAGGTTGCCGGGGTCGAACCGGCGGGATTGGTTAGGCGATAGCGCGAAAGATTGGACACATTGAATATTTGCCCATCGCGTAAATGAATTCGCTGTCTCCGTCGTTCATGACCTTGACGCGCTTCGTGTTGCCTTGGACTTTCACGGTGGCGAATGATCCTTTGCGCTCAATCACTTGCGCGGTGAATACGCATTCATGGTCGCAAATGCTGCGAGCTTTCAGAGTTTGGCCGGATTTGATCGTTGTCATTTGATTTGGTTGGTTGCGTTGCGACTGGCAACGGCGTCAATTTAAGAAATTCCCGCGACTTCGCAAGAAAAATCTTTCTTATCGGAAATTTATTTTTGTTTTCCTGATACCTACAATGGAAAACGATACCCGGGAAAGGCAAAAAACCCGCCCCCGAACGTTCCGGAGACGGGTTTGGTGGTCTTGTTTGACGGTTATTTGACGGTTGTTTGATTGTGGCTTGCGAGCCATAACCCGGCTTTGGCTCTCGCATTTTGCCCCCTGATTGTGACTAGCTTCGGATGGTTTTCCGCCACCTTGTCGGCATAGTTAGCAAGGCAAAATATGATTTTCGCAGCTTCGTCAATTTCCGAGTTTAGTTCGGCAACGCAGCGGTTGCCGTATTCAATCGCATAATTAAGCTTGGGCTCTAAGTCGCGTGAGAAATCGGACTGCAGGAAGTCGTCCCAGTCGCCTCCGCTCGCCATCTCTTTGACTTTGGCGTCTGTTTCTGGGGTTGGTCGATCTTCTAGTCTCATGGCTTTGATTGGTTACGCATCAAACACGTCGTCCGCTGGCTTGGCTTCTACCGCATGTTCCGGTTCCGCTGGCGTATCGGTCGCTGGAGACGCCTTGCGCGCCCGTGTGGACGTCGTGGCGGCATTTGGCGGGGCGTCCAAGATGTCCGACGCTTCGCGCTCCGGCTTGGCTCCGCCGAACCAGTCGCCAGCTTTTGACATGCCGGATTTCAACGAGTTGAAAATCCCTTGCAGGTCGGCAATCTCATCGGGCAAGATGGTATCCAGCGAATGCGCTAAACGAGCCTCGATCATCGCGGCCGTCACGCCGAATTTGCCGAACGCCTTAATCATCTTCCGCGCCCGGTCCGCAATCGGCTCGTCATTGCCTCCGGCGAGCGTCCGGCGGCATTCGCTTAACGCAGCCTCCACGATGTCGGGCGGCAGGATGGACAGGATGCGAGCGCGCAACCTCCGCGCGCCCTGGTTGGCGGTGAGTTCGTAAATGTCGCGCTCGTCCTTCAACTCAATCCCTCCGCCCTTGGTATCGCGAATGTGGCGAACGCTGAATTTCTGAGAGCTTGACGTGTTGGTTTCCAAGTCCCAAGCGTAAGCCTCCATTTCGCTCAACCCGTCCCGCCGCGATAGCTCCCGAATGCCGTAGTCGATGTTGCCCCATACCCGCGCCAATTCCTCGGCAAGTCGGATGGATGGACCCGACACGGTTTGCCCGCCGCGTGGGAATGAATATGTGGCTTCTTCCGCCAGTCCGACCCGCTTGCATGAGTCGATGATTTTCGAGTAAGCGCGCGCCTCGTTTCGCGGGAATCGCTTGGCGATTACCAACTTGCCTTGAGCCTCCGCGACTGCCCGCGATGATTCGATTTCGACGGTCCCGGCGTTGACGTGTTCCGACAAGCTGCGGGCGAATGGATTGACCAGCGAGGTCGTGGTGGTTAATTCTGTGTTCATGGTTGGTTAGTATGTTCGGTGTGGATTCTTGCGGACTTCGACCAGCGCCGCCGATAGGTCAAGCGAGGCGCGCTTCATGGCAGATCGCTTACGGCATGGCCCGCTCTCGTTTTTGTTTTGGATTGCTTTCCTTGCCAGAGAAACAAACCTCTCAGCTTGTGATATGGCTTCTTTTACTGCGGTAAACTCGATGAGTGTCATGGTTTGTTATTGTTCGGATTCTAGGATTTCTCGGACGCGGATATGCTTGCGTGTTCCCATTCCGCTGCTTTGAAATAGTTCGCCATCATCAAGCCACATTCTCCACTCCCTCGGCTTTGGCGGTTCGGGCTTGCGGCGGTATTCGGCGCATGTTCTCCACTCTGGATGCGAATCCATCTTTCGCCAGTTTTTAGCTTCGTTCATTTTTGATTCCCACCGTTCCCACGGCGTCTCCGTTGTCATTGCATCCTTGGCGTATTCCGCCATCAATTCAGCGTGTTTGTGTTTCATGTTTGGTTGGTGTTTTGTTAAGCCCATTTGGGCAGGTCTATTTCGGTTACTCCGCGCGTTAAACCCGGCCACTCGCCGGTTTCAAGACACCGCGCGTAGGTGTCGAGATCACGTTGATATTCCATCCGACCGCGCATTATCATCGCGTCGGTGGCTACATAGCAAGCGGATAGATAAGGAGGATCCTTCTCAATCGCTAAGAACATAAATCCACGCGGCATTTCTCCAAACGCCTCCGCGTATCCGTCGCTGTAAAACGCCGCCTGGACGTGGTAGCGAAACGCGGCTATTGACTTAGCGAACGGATCCGGCGCGGCGTCTCTGGTGGTTTTCAGGTCAAGGATCGCACCGCTGGTTAGAATCGCGTCTGGCCGGCACCGGCATTCTATGTCGTTTGACTTCCAGAAAATCGACGTTTCGGCGAGTTCGATTTGCGAAAGTGCCTTGCGTGCTATCGGATCGGCCCATGCGGCGTCACGGGTTGCGAGGAGTTCCGCGTGTTCATCAATCGTGATTGGTTCACGGTCGATCACCGCTGCGTCGAATGCCTGCCACCACGCAATCGCTTCAAGGGTTGCTGTGGATGGTTTCTTGGCTTCTCTCTGCTTCTTGGTCGGCCTGCTTGGCGCGTCATCAGGGATAATTATCACGCTGTCAGCGAACTTGTCCGGCTCCAAAATCGCCGTATGCACCAAGCTGCCCCATCGCATCGCATCCGTGCGCGGCGTCGGGTTGTCGCGCCGGTAACGGTAAAGCGCCGGAGCGCGGGCGATTAGGTCTAGACCGGATTTCGAGATTGACGGGTTGGCGTGGTAGTCGGGGTTTGATATGTTTGGGTGGATGGTTGTCATGGTTGGTTGATGTCGTAAGTTTCATTTTCAAAAAGACAATCGCAACATATGGGCGTTCCATCGTCGTCAAAAACAACGTCGCGGTCATCACCGCAAACTGCGCACACAATTTTTTCTTCCGGGTCATTCATGGTTGCTCCTCCTTCCACTCTATAACGTCGTTGAAATCCGCAACCGCAATCGAGCATTTCGATCCGTCGTGTTTCGCGCCATCCGGCGAATCAACCCCTTGGCACCATAGATGCTCGTCCGTGGCGTCAAGCACTCGAAACGCTGGCCAGTCGCTCCCGGCTTCGTATGCCTTGGTGGTCCAAAGCACGATGATTCGTTTTCCGATTAGGTTTTTCATGGTTGGTTTCCTTTCGCTTTGCGTTCCCATTCCAGCGCGTCAGCTTGCCAGTTCGCCGCGTCTTTCGCTGCAATGACAAGGGCGGCTTTCAGCGTGGCGATTCGTTCGTTGGCGGCGGCGAGATCACTTTCAAGATCATGCCCAGCTTTCATAAGCCATGCGTTTTTCTCAATCTCGTCATGCAACAATCTTGTCCTTTCGGATGCGATGTTGGTTTCGCTTTTGAGCGTGTCCTTGAGCTTGTCGCGCTGCCTTTCCATGCCCCGCAATGCTGCCGCTAACTTTCTGACTGCAACGTCTCTCGGTTCGTGCGCAACCGATGCTAGTTGACCGTCTGTTTCGGGTGTGTCGCTCATGGCTTGCCTCCGATCCGGTAGGCGATTATGTCGCCTGGGTCTTCCTCTGTGTCATAAGTCCAATCCCAAGCGGCGAGGTCTGACCCGAATCCGCTGATGAAGCCGTCGCGCATTTTCACAGCTCCGGGAGTTCCTTTCGCGACTGGACATTCCCCGCCGTTCCATTCGATCCACTCCGGTTCCGCGTGCGGATTGCATCGCGGGCATGGCGTATTCATTACGTCATCATCCGGTTCTTTCCCGGCGATCATTCCGCAACCTCCGCAGTATTCGCAGCGTTGCTCCGCTGACTTTCTGGCGGCTATCATGGCGTCAGCAATCAAATATGCTCGCTCTCCAACTGCGTGATTGCACGGTCCCTTGCTGTAATTGTGAACGATTCCCATGGATTGCAAAGCCATCCCGGCGAACCAGTCGCGGAGGCTCATGCCCTGCAAATAATATCCCATGCGAACCGGGAACGCTGCCCCGCCGTCGTCAATGCGCGATTCCGCGCTGTGTTTTTCTTGTGTCATGTTGTGTTTGGTTGGTGAAAATGCCGTCCGGTTGTGTGGCTGGCGCTCTCAGGATTTGCCGTCACTTAAGAGCGCCAGCGGGTCACCAACCAGATGACGAGCGAAATTTGCCCGATTTCTGGCGGTTGGCAAGAATTATTTTCTAGCGGTTATGGAAACAAGCTCGCGCATCCGGTTTGCAATCTGCTTTTCGCGGTTGATCCAACCAAGCTCCGGTGAGTTTCCAACGGTTAGAACGTCAAACCGTCTCGCAAAATCATCCGCGTCCGCATCCCATGGCAGCGAGGAAAACGGCCCGATTCCGGCAAGAAATTTACGTTCTGCAATCCATCCAAACTCTGCCGCCATTCGGTGAATCGTCAAATCCTCCGGCGCTGTCGGGTCAAGCTCTCCGGCGTCTAACGTGTCCGCTATCCGCTCGGCTGCGTCGCCGCTGATTCTGTATGCCATTCCGTATCCGCCAGGTCTATCGTCTGGACAGGTGAGCGCAACCAGCGCCGCGTCAGGGTCCGACATGAACAGTCCCGCTCGCAGAATCACGGTGTCAACGTCCAGCTTGACCGCGTGTCCGTCAAACATGGCGGATGCAATCGCCAAGAATCGGCAAATGCCAGCGGCGCAATCCGTCCCGTTCAAGTTTCCCCGGCGCGGGAATGAAGACCGCCACAAGCGAACCTCGCGCCGTTCTAGCCATCCTCTGACATGCGCTGGCAATGGCGCGGCGACGTCTTCAATCACGATTGGCACCAATCCGGATTTTTGCGCTCCCATGACGCACCACGGCACGGCGGCAGCGTCGCCCCCGTAAGTGAAAATCACGGCTGGCAAAGTCATGGCCAAAGCACGGTCCCTGAATGCACTTGCTCGGGGGCATTCGCGCCATCGCAGTAGGCTATCGGGAAGGAATAGAGCGGGTCGGACGGCGTCGGCAACGTGGCAGCGAAATGCGGCCCGGTGGCAGCGGTCAGCGTCCCGTCCGTGTCTTCGATTTCCAAGTAAACCCACCCGGCTTGCGGCACTACCCGCGCAAGCGTCACAAATGCCCGCCATGGCTCTCCGCCGTTGAAATCCGTCTTTCCGTCCGCATTGGCTTCGTAAAGCCCGCTTGGGTCGTTTGTCGGACCTGCTGCCCGCTCTGCCATGGCGTCTCCCAAATATAGCAGTTGCGCGGTCCCATCGCTGGCAATTTCAACGGTCCAATCTGCGCTCGCGTCGCTGGTCCAAACGGTTTCCGACGTTGCGGAGAACACGCCGTCTTGCGCGGTTCCTGCCGAAATCGAAACATCGGCGTCGGGCAGGTCGTTAGGCGTTGCGCTCTCGGCTGCAACCACGATGGAAAACGCCGCCCCGCCGTTGTAGGTGGTTTGCCCGTATGCGGTTGAGGAATAGCTTCCGATTGGTGACGCTCCGGCAAGCGTGGCGATTATGTCTGTCGAGTCTGCAATCTCATATTGCCCGGTTCCAAGCGTGAGCAAGAAAGGTGTGTTTGCGTTGGAATAGATGCCGGTGAACTGCGGGACATAGAACCCGGTTGGAACGAGCGTGCTTGTGACTGTGCCGGATGCAACCAGATTCCGCCCGCTGCCGCCGATAAACCGCGTCCCGCGTCGCTGCGTGGCAGGCCAGAGATTCCCTTGCGCTGCCTCTTGCTGGTCCCCTTCAATCAGCGAACTACCGCCAACCGATAGAGCCGTTCCGGTCTTCGTTTGGATGATCCACCCGCCAACGGCAAGGAGGTTGCCGAATGGGTCAGATGAAATCTGAAATTGCGCTGTCATAAATAAACGATGTTGTCTTGCGGTTCGCGCCTGATCCTGCTGACAAGCGATCCAAAGTCAAGCCGTGCAGGCGCGCCAAGGTCGATTACGGTCCTGCCCCGTGCAAGCTCGTGCGTAACCCCCCGAGCAAGCGCGCCCATCGTCTCGCAGACTGGCAGCGTCCCGGCCAAGTTGTATTTTCGCGGCAGTAAGTTGTCGCCGCTGCAATCGTCTCCTACGAGCGTTAGTGGTCCTTCCCACGGCACCCAGTTTTGAGCGTCGCGCAAGGCGGCTGCGAGTCCTGCTGGCGGTGTCAAAAAGTCGTAGTCCCATGCCTTGTAAATCGCGGTTGGCGTAGCGAATGCGGTGTTGACTACAAACGCTTGGAATGACCATTGGCGAACCGACCAGCGCGCCGTCCAGTCTTTACCCGTGCCGATGGTGTCTGAAAGCCGGAATCCTGAAAAGAAATTGGCACCCGTTGAAAGGTCATAGAAAACGGTCGGAATCGGAGAGTGCGAGCCGCTGCCGTCGAACGTGTCAAAACGCGAAATCCATGTCCCTGAAATCGTGACTTCCTCGCCGCCGTATTGTTCCAATACCCAATCAGGAACGTCATCAGTGGTGACAACGTGGCAATCGGCTATCTCGGCGGCGGTGTAAAACGTGCCGTCCTTGCGCTTGTAGTTGACGCCAGGGAAATACTCAACAACCGGGCTTTTCGGCCCGCTTGCCGTGCCGGTCCAGTAGTAAACCGCTGACCCGACGCCAACCGGAATCGACCCGTAAAGCGAGACGAGCTGCGCTAGGTAGCTGTCGCGATTGGCAACGAAGTTATCCGTCACGCTCGAAATCGTTTGGATGGTAACGGTGGCAAAATCATCCTTCGGCAAGAAGTCCACGATCTCCGGCCCGCTGACCGTCACGATTTGCCGTTGCCCTGCTTCCGGTGTTCCTACGCTCGCTGTCTGGTTTGCCCACGCTGGCCTGCCAGTGGTTGCGCTGCGGGTGACATAGTTCAAATCGACAAGCTTAACCTCCAAGTCAAGGCGCGGCGTCAAGTCGCACAATTCGACCGCATCCGTTCCGATGGTGTAGGTGGTATCGGTCGCGCCCGAGCGCCTGGTCACGTTGAGCGCCGGAGTCGTGCCGGAGTAGTCAAACCATGCGACAGCGTCGGGACACCACCCTAGCAGCGTCGATATTGCCGACGCGCAAGACTGCTCTGAAAGAGTCATATTCGGCACGTTGAACATGCTCGCAACGGATCCAAGCGTAATCGGCGCGCCGTTGGTGATCGAACGGGTGATTACCGTTTCGAGATGCGTTTTGAGACTTCCGGTGGCGAGAACGTAGGTTGCCCGCTCCGCACTTCCGCTGACCGCCCCAGCGTATGGCAATACGTCCGATGTCAGGTTGATTCGATCCAGCCACCACCACGGACCCTCAACAGTGATTGAGATTGACCTCATCCCGACTTTCGGAGCGGTCACATATCCCTTGAATTTCCTCGCCGAATCCCAAAAGAGTTCCACGATTTGCCCAATGTCCGGCACGATGGTTCCTGCCCCGGTGGCGTTTTCCGTTTCCGCACTCCAAGTCAGCGAGTCCCCGGCGAGTGATTGGAAACGCAAGGTTGCGCTGGAAATATTCAGGTCAGCGAAACTGCGCGGCGTTGCGTCGAGAGTCTTCCCGGTTTCTCCTTTGATGATCCAAGCCATGTTATTTTCTCAGGTTGAGTGTTTTCATCGCTTGCTCGTAGCGGTCGTTAGTCGCTTTGATTTTCATCAATTCAGGATAAAGGACTTTCTGTTGCTCTTGAATCCTCATCACTTCCTTCATTATGTCGCCCATTCCTTTTGATAACTGAAGCTGCCCGATAAGATTGCTCAGATTCTGGTTGAATCGGTCGTTTTCTCCAATCTGGATTTCAAGGTCGCCAGCCATCGTTTTCAGCGACCCTACGGCATTCTTTGCCGCCTCTGAGGTTGGCGTGATTTTTTCGAGAACCGCAAGCGTGTCCTTGGCTTGCTGCTCGCTCATTTGGGCAACAGTTTCGAGCTTGGCGACCGTCTCTTGTTTCTTCGCGGTGTTCTCCAGTCTTTCGGTCGATTGCTCGATTGCTGCTTGCGTGTCAATTGCTGTTTGCGTCGCCTTCGATAGCGCGAGCTTGGCCATGTCGAGCGGGCCGCCAGGCTTGGCTTCTTTCTCTAGGTCGGCAGCGAGCTTGGATAGTTCCGCTTCAATTGCCGCCATTCGGTCAGTGACCGACTTATCGGAAACCATTCTTGCGGCAGCCTGTCTTGCTGGCGTCCCTGGCGTCTGCCCCCATCCTTGGCTCCGCCCTTCGTCAGTTGAAAGCAATACTCTTGCCCTGACGAGTGCCGCCCGATCCTCGTCAAGGACGGCTTTCTTTTTTGCCATTTCCGCCCGCCGATTCTCCCGGTCTTGAATCATCAAGTCGAGGTCGTCTTGCGCCTTCTTGGCGATCTTGAACGCTTCTTCAGCCTGCTTCTTTTGGTCCTTAATCTGCTTTTCAAAGTCAGCGCGCCGAACCGCTTCCATGCGATTTGCCGCCTGCTCGATTTGCTTCCACTTGTCCACTTGCTTTCCAAGCAATGAATCAACCAAGTCTTGCGCCTCTGCGACCGTTGCCGCGTCCTTAGCCATCGCTGCCGCTGCCGCTTGCGATGCTGCGTCAAGTAGTGGATACTGCCCTGTAAGCTCGCGGGCGGATTGCAGCGTGAAGGCGAGAGCTTGTTTCGCGTCGTCAAGTTTGGTGATCTCGATCTTGGTGATCTTCTCGCCCATCTGCTTGATTGACTCAGCGGCTTTGTCTGCCGCTTCTGAAGTCCCGAAAAGCATGTCGCTGATTTTCGGCAAAGCGATTGCCAAGATGGGTAATGCCGCCCCGATTCCTGCAAAAGTCATGGCCGCTTTTCCAGACAAGACGCCCGCACTTGAAAGCGCGCCAGCCATCTGTCCGGCTTGCTGAGAGAATGCCCGCATGACCGGCGTTCCCATTTCGATCTGCGTAAAGAAATCCCCGACTTGGTACCCAGCTTGGTTCGTCAGCATTCCCATTTTGCCGACATTCTTCCCGGTGGTTTCCGTTTCTGTCCCTAGCTTTTTGACAACCGGGTTAAGGTTTTCAATCGACGCTTGTGCTTGTTTCGCCCCCGTCGTATCCGCCGTGGTCTTGATCTCGATTCCTACGTTTTTATCGGCCATGGCTTGATTATGCTTCAATTACTCCGCAAATGCCGATGTCAACTGTCCCGGCGCCGAACGACCAAACTGATAGCGTCGCCGATGTCGCCCCGGTTGGAACAAGCTCCGGCGGCGATAGCCAAGTGCCTTCATGCGCGGGCAGTGTCACGGTGTAATCGGCGCTCGTCATGTTTTGCCCGTCGTCGATAGCCTCCAACGCGGCAATCTCGCCGCCCGGCCCGTTGAAGGTGAGTTTGACCCGAACGTTCTTGAAGCCTGCGGAAACCTTGAGCTTGGCGAGAATCCGCACCCGGTCGCCAGCAGTGACAGCTTGCCCGGTGAGATTGAAAACCGCCAGCTTGCACTCTGCCCCGCTTTGCGTGACGGTCAGGCGTTGCCATTGCCTCCCGTCGATCGTGACGAGTGACGGCGTGACGGTCGCGGACGGGTAAGCGGTTGGAGTTGACCAGCCGGTTGCAATGGTCGTGCCGCCAGTCATGTATGGGTTCGCGGTGATCCAATCGGCAGCGCCCGACGCCGGGAACTCAAACGGGAAATCAGAAATCAAGCGGTCGATTTCGGCAAGGACATGAGCGCCCATGATGCGACAGCCTGCCGGGTTCGGGTGGATTTCATCAACCTCGAACAAGTCAGCGTCGCCAACCGCGCCATCGTAAAGCGTGGCAGGCCATTCGATCCACTGCAAGCCGAGTGCTTCCGCTTCGACCTTCAAGAGTGCGTTAAGCGCATCCGTCGTGGTTTGGTTCGTTGAATCAGGCGTTGGCGGAACTTCGCACGGGATTACAGTGATTCCGGCGGCGGTCATAGCTTCCCACATTGCAACCCGGTTGGCGACGGTGGTTGCCGAGGACACAGCAAGCAAGACATCATTCGTGCCGCTCATCTCCACGACGATCTTTCCAGCGGCAAGAATGAGCAAGTCCGGCAGAGTGTATTGAATGATTCCGGCGGTAGTTAGCCCGGATTTTCCGAACGTCCACCCGCCCGCCAATAATGCCGGGTAAGTCGTAGGATTGAACCGAATCGGCTCAAATTTGCCATTGGATAGAAGTTGCATCCATGCCGCGTAACCGTCTGCTGTCGTTGCCGTCTCTGGCGATAGGCTTTTCTCGCTTGCTGCTTGCGCCAGGTCGGTCGTGCCAAGCGTTCGGGCAAACAACCCATTGGCAATATAAGCGGCGTCTGCGTTGCAATACGCGACAACATCGGCAACGGTGGAAGTCACGACGCCAGCGCCATCGGTGGCAAGGTTGACCGTCACGGCGTCGCCAGTGATGGACACTGAAAGCGATTGGCTGACCCCGGCGTTGACATGGCGAACGGTGATTTCCACCATCCCTGTTACTTCATAGCGAACCCGGTGATAAACTCCGTTAACGCCGGCTCCAAGCAATAGCTCGTAGCGCCATTCGCTCGCCGTCTCGGTGATGCTGTCTCCGATGAATGCGATGCTTGTGACTTTCTCGCGAGTCACTAAGTCAGTCGCTACAAAATCATGCTGCGTGACATTTGCGGGCGTGTCATACCCTAGCAACCGACGTGGCTTGTGCGATTTGATAGTGGCGTTGAAAAACTTCCAATATCGGTCTTCAATGCCGCTGACCTCGATTAGCAACGGCTTCTTCGTCGCCTCTTGCGCGTCAATCAACCCGTCAAGCATCGCCGCCCGCGCGGCGGCGTCGGTCGAATCTTCAGAAATCACCCGCACGGAGAAATTAACAACAGCGTTTTTTCCGACCCGTAGAAATGGCGATGCACCGTCAACGAGTTGCACGACCTCAACCGTCTTGTCTAGCTGCGGTTCCAACTCGTCGCTTTCAAGCATTGAATCGAAATCGACTAGCACGGTGTTTGCTCCGGCTGGATCGTAGGTCAAGCGCCATTGTGATGAGGTCATTCGGCTGGTTCTGGTTGCGGTTCTGGAATCGGAATGGGGTTGCCCCACGCATCGAAGCCATCGGCGGGAGGCCCAAGCGACACTGTGCCGTCAGTGTTGGCGATGAGTTCACGCGGCGGTATGAAATGCTCTGGTGCGATTAGGTCGGTTAGGTCAACTTTCAGGATGGCGGCGATGTTCGCAAGCTGCCGAATATTTTCGCTCGCAAACGCCAGATAAACGCCACTCGCTGGCACTTGCTCGCCGTTTGGCAGCGTGATAGTGTAAGCGTTCAGCGCGGCGATTCGCTCGTCAGGCGTCATGCCTGCGCCCCAGAATGCACGGAAGCTGTCACGGTGGTATGCGACGCGCTCCATGATTTTGGAAAGTAGCAGCGCCATCGTGTTTTCAGCTTCCATTTCGGATGCTGGCGGCTGCGGGCGGGATGGGAGTTGGAATGGGGATGGCATTGGAGTATTTTCAGATTGTTAGCAATGCGGATGATATGGCGGCGACTTCAGAAGCGGTTAAAACTCGATTGTAAAACGCAATGGCCTCAATTACGCTGTTCCATCCGTTTGCCCCGGGAACTCCTATATTTATCGTAGTTCCAGAGCCTATCCATGCCGGAATTGTTATTCCCTCGTCCGATCCGTTTCGATAGGCTTTTGTGCCAGCCACTGCCAAAACATGCGAACCGCTTGTGACGGCTGGTGTTTTCCCAGCGGATTGGCCGTTGTAATAAGCTATTGATCCGCCTGATGCGGTCCAGTTCGGGAGCGTTCCAACACTATTGCTTCCAGTGCCTGAGAGAAACGGGAATCTGTTTGTTGCTGATGATGCGGTTATTTTTACTATCCAGCTTTTTTGAGATACTGGCGTGTATGCACAGTTTAGCTGATTGGACGAACCATTAAACGTCCAACCAATTCCAGCGGACCAAGTTGGAGCGTTTACAACAGAAGCATCATAAGTGCCGGGATTCGCAAGATTGACATACGATGCCGCAAGGCTTGCGGCGTTTTTAGATTGGTACGCAACTAAACAATCAGCAGGAGCCAGTCCTCCAGAAAGCCACCATGGACCAGCGCTTATCCTCATCATTTTACCAGCGGCGAACATCAGGTTGTGAATCCTTTCTGGTAAGCTCCGCGCCATTTGTAGCCGCCGCTTGTCGCAGTGGACCAAAACGTCAAAGCGTCTTCTTTTCCTGCGGTCGCTGTCGCGGCGTAGGTTCCCGCGCCGCCCCAATCAACGCCCGTAAAAATGGCGGTTCCGTTTCCGGTTGCGGCAGCTTGCTTGACGATCAGGATAAACGACTTGCCAAACGCTGCGGTTGGCATTGCAAACGTGCAAGGCGTGTTGGCTGTTAGCTGAACGCTCTGGTATGTGCTGGTTGCGATGTTTATCTCGTGAGCGTTAGTCGGCACGGTCCCGATCGCCGTGGCGTTTTCGGTGTAGCCGGAGACGGTGCCTTGCGTGAGTTTATCCGGCTCTCCTTGTGCATTTCCGGTCAGCGCGAGTGTGTTCGACGCATCAGGCAATCCATAGTTTTGGTTTTGACTGAGAGTGGTTTCGTTGAACGATCCTTGCTGGTCCGGCCCGCCGATCGTAACGCTTCCAGTCGCTTCAAGCGCGCTGATTTTGACCCGCCCGTTGGCGTCTGTTTTGAGTAGTTTTCCAGGATTGGTTGCGCCGTCTGTGGTGGCGGCGGTAACGTCATCATTCGGAAACGTTGTTGGCTTTCCAGCGAGCGTTGACCATGTAACCCCTGCCGCTTGATAGACCGCGTCAAAGTAGGTTTTCAGCGTCGCCTTGATTGCGGCCCATGTAAGCTTTTTCCAGCCGTAGCTTGCTGCGCTGTCAGCCAGTCCGATCTCGTCGGCGTCAACCGGCGTCGTCTTCGCTGTCGCCGCGTGCGTGATGGCGGCAATGGCGGCAGCGTCAACAGTCCCGCCGCCCCCGGTTCCAGCGGGACCAACGTTGCGCACGATCACCCGCGTTTCCGTCACTGTCCTTACAACGGTCCTGTCACTCATACGGCTTCCGGCTGCGTCGCCGGGGTGTTGATTTTCATCGTTTCGGTCGGAATCAAGAACGTCCGAACTCCGTCAACCTCAACCAGCAAATCCCAGACAAGCGCGCCCATCGGAAGCGACCATGTATCCTCAGGCGCCAGCGAGAAATCCACGATGTTAGTTGACCCCGAGCGCAGCGTGAACGCGGCGGAAATGTCCGCCACTGCGTCGCCGTCGCGCTCGCGGATCTCCGCGTAGAACGTGCCGCCCGTTAGGTCATCAGCGACGCCTGCCGGTGTCGTTACGGTGATCGCCTCCGTGTGCGTCAATCCTCTTGTGATGGTCGTCATGGGGCGGCGATAGTGTTTGGCGGTGGTGTCATCGCTTCAGGCAGTGAACCGGTGAGCGTCAATACTGGCGTGCCGGTAGCTGGCGAGGTTGCTGTGAACGCGGCAAGCCATGGATAAGCGACATCATCGGCGGATTCAAACAGCGAGCCAATGCCGGATTTTTCGATCAACCACTTGTCATCTTCGGTTGACCAAAAAACCGACGTGTCGCCGTCTTCCGGGTCTGCAAACTTGACTCGCCCATTTTCCGACAGAACTCTCGAAAGAGCGGCAAATGAAACCGGCGAGCTTCCGTTGCTGGTCAGCGTCCCGGTGATCGTCAGGAAACACGCGCCCGGTGTCGGCTGGTCTGGAACGACTGGCGATGGCGCGGAGAACGCAGCAACCACGGCAGGCGGTGCCGATGGCGTTGGCGCGGTAAAGGTTGGCAGTGGTTGGCCTGGTGCGTCGGGCATGGCGTGAGTGAGTGGAGCGCGGACGCCTGAAACCCAGCCATGTGAGCCATGGCAAAATCACAAGCGCCTACGCATGTTATGCCGGGAAGTTGATGGAGTTGCCTTCGGTGCCTTTGACCTGCGTGAAGCGCAGCACTGGTTCTACAACCTTGTCGTTAAACTCGCCGGTTTCCTCAATCCGGCACTCTGCCCACCAGTCGAGAATGAATCGGTCGGTGCCGCCGAGTTGCCGACCCTGCAAGCGCAGCCAGCCGAAGATTTTGCGGTCAAGCTCAAGGTGCGGAGTTTGAGCCGTGCCGGTGGCGATGGCGGCAGCGAGTCCGAATTGCAAGCGGTGAATGATTTCGCCCATCTGGCGAGTCTTCAGGGTAACGAAGTCCTGCACGACGATGGATTTGTTTTTCTTGGCGTAGCCGCCCGACGCCAGTGGGACAAGCGATGCGATGTCCACCCGCTCGTCGCCAAACTTGAAATTCAGCACGTCGCCAATGCTGTATGCGGTCCAGTTTGTTGCCGGGTCGGTGTCGGGTTTGCCCGCGGAGCTTCCAGCGACGGTTGTTCCGTCGACTACGGTTCCGGCGGGGATGAAATATGCGAATCCACCAATGAGGATTTCAGTCTGAACAGGGACGGCCATGGTATTTTTTCGGTTAGGTTAGAGAATGAGTTGAGCGGAGATTGAGACGCGCATCGCGAGCAATTCGGGATGCTGGATCGGGTCGATTGTTTTGACTACAAGGCGGGAATGGAAATGATCGGCGCTGTCTTGCTTCCAGTCGTGCAGCGACTTGCAAACCGCTTCGATGATGTCATCGGCTGGCGTGTCATGACTGCGGAGAACCGGCTTGAAAAACCCGGTGATGGTATAGTCCGCTGCGATGTGCGGGGTTTCCTTCATCGTGTCAAAATTGTTGCCTCCGATCCAAGTGACAACGAGCAATCCCTTGCCTTTTTGCATCCCGATCGCTTTCTTCAGTTCCGCGTCGAGATCCCGCTGCCGGTCAACCACCACGGCGACACCCGCAAGAGCGTCATCCGCTTCAAGGCGGGCGGCGATGGCGTCGGCTGTTGAGTAGAATTTCGACATGGTCAGAAGTCAAGGAGGGTTGCCCCGCCGTATGCGACTGAGCTTGAAGTGGATTCTGGAATCGTGCCGGATGGCGTCTCGATTCGGACGGAACACGATGCAACGGCGTCAAGGAACTCGTGCGCCTTGCGCAGTTCCTCGCGTCGCACTTCGCTTGCGCCCTCAGACAGTGGCAGCGACCCGACAAGCGCGTCTCTAGCAATCGTGCAAGCGGCAAACAGGCACTCGCTTGGAATGGTCCCGGCTGGCCCTAGCTTCGACAGGTTGGCGCGGCAGGATGCGACTTTTCCCCGCACCATTGCGGTTACTTGCGCGATGATACCAGCGATAGCGTCAACGCCTGATTCGGCAGATTGCGCCGCATCCACATAGCCCGCCAACTCGTCACTTGATAGACGAGCGTTGATGTGATCGGCGGTAATGGCGAGCCAAGACATAAGCTTAAAAGAAAGTCCCCGCCCGCTTTCGACGGCGAGCGGGGACCAATGACCAACAAGCAACCAATGCGAATCAGAACAGTAGCGAGACGGTGAATGACCCGGCGAGCGTGCCTGGGGTGGCGGTAGCGGTTTGAGCGACGCGGATGTAACGGCGAGTGTTTGGGGGGAGTCGGAAGCGAACGGTTTTCGCAGCGCAGCCAGCCGAACTTGCGCCGGTTTGCGTGGTGGAAATGAGCGGGTCAACCGCCGTGAAGTCGGTTCCGTTGGCGCTGTCTTCAAGCTTGAATGTTAGAACCTTCGTATCGGACAGTCCAGCTTCAGCGGGCAAGCTCAATTCGACGGCCATTTGTTCAATCTCGCCGCCGATGGTCTGTTCAAGGTCGATGCCGTCCGAGTTGGCCCCGGCTGCGGCATTCGCCTTGGTGACGATCTTATTCAGGTCTTTCAGTGCGCGGGCAAATTCATTAGCCATGATGTTTTGTCTTTCTTGGTGTTAGAGGTTAGGAAAGCGTTTCGGTGTTGAGAATCGAATCGGTAGCAATGATCGGAATCCCCTCGAAATCGGTTGGAGTCGGCGCGTAAACCGAGCTTCCGCCAGCTTCGCCTTTTTTGCCGGTGAGTTGCAGCGCAGCGACCGCAGAACGGGCGATTTGCAACTGCGAACGGCTGCGGCGGCTCATGTAAATCGCATCCGGCATGACTCCTGCTGGGAACAGCGCGAGTCCAGCGGCGAGCAACGCATCGGTCAGGCCTTTGCCGCTGTCGGTGGTCAAGTCGCGAATGCGGACGACGCTGTTCGGGTTGGTGCATTGGATGCCAGCCCAGCCGGTGAGGTGGGAAACGCGAGCATCGAACTTGCCGCCGCTGGCGTCTTCTGCGGTTTCATCGCGGAAGGCAGGGAGCGTAAGGACAGTGCCATTGCCAAAGATAACTTGCACGTCCTTGATGCCGTATTTCACGAAGTAAACCGAGCTTGCCACGTTGTCAGTGGTGCCGCCAGCGTCGAGAGTCATGGAGCTTCCGACAACGTCTTGCAGGCCGATATGGCCTTTGGCGTCGTATGCCTTGCCGTAGTAGATTTGACGGCCAAGCAGGCGCATCACAGCCTCGGTGACGCCCATTGACTCGTCTGTTTCGAGACTGGATTGGGAGTTGTCGGCGGAGATAAGCGCCTTGTCGATTTGGATCAGTGCCCGAATCGGGAAGCACTCAACCAGCTTGTTGGCGTAGGTTGATTTGCTCGCCGCTACGCCTTCATTCACATGAGTGAACGCGGCGGAAGGCAGGCCAGTGCGCAGCAACGTGTGGTAGCTGGTCCCCTTGATCGTGCGAGCCGGGAAGTTGGCAAGTTCGGGAGCGGACGAGAGATTGGCTTCAATCAAGCCAACTTCTTTGGAAGAGTTCTGGCGCTTGGCCAGGTCGAGCATGGTGAGAACGGACATGATGTGCGGTTTCTATGGGTGAATGGTTAGGCTTTTTCTTCGGCGGCGATTGCGGCTTCGACCTTTTCGCGTGGGCTGAGTTCCTTTTCGGTGGCGTCGGCGGCTTTGACCGGCGCAATCGGCTGATCCAGCTTGTCAAACTTGGCAGGCAGCGCAGCGATGAACTGAGCGCCGAGCGCTTCGTTGGCTTCAAGGAAAGAAAGCACTTGACCCTTGGTCGCTTCGTCTTTTGGGGCGATCTTGCCAGCGGCAACCGCAGCTTCTACGATGGCGCCCAGGCGAGCCTTGTTAGCTTCTGCCAGTTTGGCTTCTGCCATGTCATTTGATTTCTTCAGTTCCGCCAACTCTGCTTCAAGTTCAGCGATGCGCTTTGCTTTGTCGGTCATCTCGCCGTCCATGGCGGCAACCTTGGCGAGCGCGGATTGTTCGGCGGATTCATGGGCGGGGTCAATCCCGAGTTTGGCGAGCAATAGTTTCATTGTGCGGGGCGGTATAGGTGAGGATTCTGCCGCGTCACTTGCGGCGATGCGTGGAATTTCACGGAAAGCAGGCTCGTTCACAAGCGCTCCGAGTGGTCCCCGGTCTGGAAGCCCGGCGGGCGTGCCGTTTTCGTCCATCAGGAAGGTGGGCGAGAAGTAGGAAAAATCTTTGCCTTCGATGGCTGCGCGGCCCGCTCCGGTCCATTCCAGCGAGCACATGACACCCTTGCCGGGTTCGTAGCGGAATGACTGAGGAAGCGCGCTTGATTTGCCGCCTTTGTGTTCAAAGTCAAACCACGGGCGGACGTTTCCCGCCTGTCGCTTCATGAGGTCAGCTTGCAGGCTGGCGGCGATTTCCTCGCCACGTTCGGCAGGAATGCGAACGGTGATTTGCTTTGCCTTGCCGTTGACGAACGGGGTGATTGTATGCTCGCCCTCTGGCAAATACACGATTTCGCCAGTAGCCCCGCCATCAGGTAGGAGGCTAGCAAATGCGGTTACAAGGAGCGGCTTCACGTCGCAATGAAACACCCGCTTTGACGGGTTGGCTATCGCGGCGAGTGGTCCCCGGTTAGGCGATTTCAGGCAAAGTGAAAATAGTTTGAAAAACTTGTTGACGAAATCAGCGGATTGCAGTAATTTTCTCCCGGCAGCAAGCCACACCGCAAAATGACAACTTCATTCAGCAAATTCCAAACCGCAACGCTTCCAGAAACCACTGCCGATGCAATCGGATTCTTTGAAGCCATCGCGCTTGCCGGACTTGAAAAACAATTCGTCAGAATCCCGGTCGCAACCCAACGCCGCCACTTCGGAAGCGCCCCATTCGGAAAGCTCGCCGTGAAAGTCGAAAACTCAACCTGCCGCACAATCAAGGCAATGGACTTTGGTCGCGACTTTGACACCCAAGAGGCATCATGGAGCATGGCAGACAGGGCGTGGCGGTCAGCAGATGGCGAGAGAATCCTTGAGTCATTCCCGAAAGCATAACCAAAACGCGGGGTTCAATCCCCCGATATTAATCAAATGAGAAACTTCAAAGAAGTCAGTCAATCGGACATTCAAGACGGACAATCGTATTTTTTGGCCCGCAAAATCAAAACTTCAATCTGGTTTTGGTCGCAGCCCAAAAACGGTCCAGAAAAATGGACATCAAAACCGGGGATTGCGGTTCATTTTGTTGGAGGGGATGATCTTCGGAAAGTCTTTGATAAAAACCGACAGGTTGAAATGGTTGCAATCGAAGTGCCCAGCGATCACGCAAAAAGATGGAGGGCGAGGAAATAGCCATGACCCCAAAACCAACCAAAGGCGGAAAACGCCCCGGCTCAGGCCGTAAGCCAAAACCAGACAAGCGGGTTACGCGGTCAATCAGCCTTCCGCCCGAGTCATGGGCCAAGCTGGACGATCTGGCGGCAAAGCGTGGCGCTTCCCGGTCGGAAGCGGTAAACGGGCTAATCACTCGAAAGAGTCGATAAAATCCTCAATCGCTTGCGCTGCCGCCGTGGTGATGGCTGCGACCGGTGGCAAAATCCCGCTGTCGCCACGATGCCGCGTGATCGTGCGCAGCGTGTAGAGCAATTTGCCGCCAACCTTCGGCAGCGTGATCTTTTTGCCCTTGTTTGGGCCATGTTTTGCGACAATTTCCACGCCTTCGACGAGGTATCCGACAGTCTCGCGCCCCCGTGCCGCGTGAATGAACGCTAGGATGCCGGATTGCGAGGGTTGAACGCGTCGCCCGTCCTTCACCATCACGGCCTTTGAAGGGATGGCAAGCGCCCGCGTGGGGCGTCCGGTGTAGGAACTGATTGACTTGCCCGGCGTGACTTCGCCGCCGTAGTAGCGCAAGGCAATGAACGATTCGCGCAGCGTGACGGTTGCGCGCTCGTTGTCGTGGTTTGCCTCTGCTGATTTCCAAACGTCACGCCAAAATGCCAACCCGTCCTTGTCGCGTGGAAAATACTTCGTTTCAAGATGATCTCTGACAAGTTCCCGCGCAGCCGTGGCAATGACATCGTGCATTCCAACCCGGTCTTGCGTCGCCCGCGTAATCGCCCGCAAGCTAGCGTTGGCGGCTGCTGAATCAATCGAAACCGTAATGGACAGACTCATAAGATTTCCTCCAGAACGATATTGATTGAACGCTTGCCCTTGTCGCTGGAAAAGATGGCAACCTTGAACTCTTTCCCTCCGACGTAAACAAACCCCGGCTTGCCCGGTCGCAGCGCTGAAATGTCGATTGCATTCGTTCCGTTGCGGACGTTTACAAGGACTTTCCACCCGTCGCCAATCTCGCCAAGAACCCGGTTGGCTTCGGTGATGGTTGAGACAAAATCCCACCCGGCGACGTTGGCGGGGATGGTCAGAACCTTCTGATAAAGCCCGCGAATGAACGCGGAAACATCGGACGCAGCGAGGCGGAATGCGCGGTAAAGCTGCGCAGGAACGCTCTCGGTTTCGATGCGGTCAAACAGCTTTCGCAGCGTCACCCGGTCATCCTGTCGGTCAGCCTTTAGCCCGCCTTTCCATGTCGCCAGCGCGTCGCGTTGGGTCAAGATGTCAAATTCTGGCGGGGCAGGCTTAGCCCATAGGTCGGCGAGCGCCTTCGCGGTGTAGGGTTTGCTGCCGTCCGGATCGGTAAAAATCAGCTTGTCGCCGTCCCATTGCGCAAGTCGCCCCATGCGTCGCCCGATATGCTCGCGTAAGTCCCCGTCGATGATTGCTGGCGTTACCATCAGCCCGTCATTCATGGACTTGAAAACGGGCTGCTGCATCGGGTTGTTGTTCGGGTCAAGCGGCAGTCCGAGCGCCTTTGCTCCCCGGCGTGACACAAGCTTGGTATCCATGCCGCTGCCAAAGTCGAACGGCGCCCATGGTTGATTGAAGCGCGACAACGCGGCCCAAATCGGGTGATTCGTTAGCGCGACTTTCTCAGTCGGGTGAACGCCTGGAATTGAAGCGGTTGCCGACTTGGCCATGGCCCATCGGGTTTCCCAGTCTCGCGGCTCGCGCTTTGGCGTTAGCCGAAAGAATCGGCGGGCAGGGAATGCGCGGATTGCGGTCTGGTCCCTTACCCATTGAGCATGACCGCGCGCCATGTTGAGGTTCGTCGAAAGAACTACGTTCACGCGGTCAAGGCTGGACAGGTCTTGCAGGCTCCCCTCTTTCCCGGCGGGCGGAGTGTAGCCGTATTCTTTGAGCCACATTTGCAACTCTTTCGACGCCGTGCCGCGGTCCCGCGTCCCCTTGGTCACTTCGTCCACGCTTTGCCTGAATCGCTGCAAAATCTCCGCGTCGGTGACTCGCGACATGAAAAAAGCCCGCTGCCGTATCTCAGTCGGGACGCTCGCCCATTCGTCGCTTGTCAGCGCGGCGGGTAGGTTTTCCCGGCGTGCGAGCGATTGAAAAGCCTGGTTGTAGTCGCCATCGTTCATGCGGATTCTTTCGCGCCCGTGATCCACGCCGCCCCGAGCAGTGAAGCAATATTCTCCTCGTCAATCAGGCTTCCGCGTTTCACGATGTCTTCCATTTTGGCAAGCAATTCCTCCACGCTTGCCCCTGTCGCGTCTGCGGCGGCAACGGCGGCAGTTTGTGCCACAGGAACACCCGGCGCGGCAGGCGACGGCGTAGCGGATGAAAGCAACCCCTCGCCATCGGCGGGAATAGGGATGCCGTGCCGCTCGTAAAACCATGCCTTAGAAACAGGCACCGAACCGGCGACGATTCCAAGAGCAACATCGCGCTCGGCCATGGCTTTATCGTCCTTGGCTTCCTCGGCCCGCGCCCACATCTCCGGCATGTTCGCGCCCGTCCCGTAGTTCGCGCCGATGATTGCCGGAATGAACTGATGGGTCAGGATTTCGCCAACGAAATCAGCGACCCCGGCAACCACCCCGTCAAGCGTCCCCTGGTGAACCTCGCCAAGCGCGCGGCTTCCGCTGCCATCGGTCCCGCTGGTCAGGGTTTGGCCCAAAATGAATTGTTCGCATTGCCGGTCAGCTAGCTCGAGCAAAGCAGATTGCGGCAAAGCGTCGGACCCCTTGGAGCTGTCTAGAACATTGATCTTAGCGCCAGGGCGGGTGACGATGTATCCAAGCGAGCCAATCGTTGCCATCGCTGCTTTTACCGCGTTTTCGTCTTCAATGTCGCACTCTGCATGACGCCACGGGATGCCGTATAGCTGCGAAAAGTTCATGAACCATTTCAGCCCGTAAACCGCGGCGAGCCAGTATTGCGCCAATGCCCGCAGCGGCGCGGCTTGTGACGGGTGGCCCGAATGTCCCGCGTGAATCGCGATCAGGAAGCGCCCATCAGGGAAATCTTGGAATTGCCGTGAACCCATAGCTCCCTGCGGGTCATACATAAGCCGATCCTCGTTATCCGGCCCGGTTTGGTAGTCGGTCGGATAGCCGTAGAATCGGGCGGAAACCGGCTTGCAGGCTCGCGGCTCCCAGCCTCGCTGCGTCCGTTCCCATCGGATCTCTGAGACATGGTGGCCGTAGTAGTAGCCCCGAACGAGATTGCGGATTGTGCCTTCAATCCCGCATTCCAAGCGGGCGGTTCGCGGTTTCATCCCCCACGCCATGCGCTCGGCGTCGGCAGCTAGCTGCTTGTCCTGGTCGGTCGGTTCCTCGTCGCCTTCCGCGTAGGGAATGACGGTCCACGGGGCGGCAATGACTAGGCGGGCAACTTCCTCAACCGACTTTTGCAGTTTGGGCCACGAGTCCATCATGGCCGTGAAAAGCAAGTCCTGGAAATGCAAGTCACCATTCAGCGCAGCCGCAAGAGTTGAGCGAACGTCGCCGGGTAGTTGCTCTCGTTCAAACACTTCCCACAAGCGATCACGCGCAGCCGCGACGTTTATTTGCTGCCCGTATGACGGCACACGGGGCGATGCTGCCGCGACCGTGGCTAGTGTGTCGCGTCGGGGTGGTAGGGCTGAGCCAATGGGGCGGAATCCGGTTGCCATGGCGCAAGCGTGCCACGGGCGGGGCGCGTTGGCATGTTTCGGGAGTGGTCCCCGGTCTATTCCTCCGACTGCTTGCCGGTCAGTCTCTTTCCGTGGCAAGTCTCGATTACGGATTTAACCCCATCCATTGCCACGGTTGAGCGCTCAAGCGCGATGATTAGCCGGTCCCGCTCGTCCTTCGATTCCTTGTCCCGCGCAAGCTCCTTTGCTTCCGACTTCGCCTCGGTTCGGTCAAGTCTAGCGCTCATCCATTTGAGCGCGATGACAAGCCCGACCAGCGCTCCAAGCGGACCAACTAGCCAAGTCATCCAATCCGGCATTGGCGCGTTGGTGACATCGGCAAGCATTCGGGTCGTCTTGCTCCCGAGTAGCGAGGCGGAAACGGCGATAAATCCAGAGGCGGCGGTTTCGATATTGGCGATCATGGGTCAGTATTTTTTGCGGCAGTTCGGACAGATAGCGCAGCCCGATGGAAGGAAATTCAGGGTTGAGCGGCAATCGCGACAAAACCCTAGCAACTTGCAGGTCTTGCCTAGCCAGTAGTGGATTATCAGGGATACGCGGCGGGCGGTCATGGCTAGATTGTGAAACGGATTCGGGAGCGGATTTTCGAGACGGGGCGACGCTTTACCAGCACGGCCCCGCCTTCGCGTGTCCCTTGCCCGTCGGTGTTCCCTTCGATGGTTTGAACCATGCCGTTGGTGATCGGTCCAATGGCGATCCCGCAGTGGGAGAACGTAAAAATCACGATGTCGCCCGCCTTGATGTCTCGGGGCGGCTTCTGGGTTTGCGTGGTGGCGTCTTGTGCCAGACTCCAAAGTTCCAGCGCCCACGCGCCTGCAGTGGTCGGTCGGCGAAAGGTTGGCGTTTCGCTGACTCCGCATCGCGCCATAGCCTCGCGAACGACCCAACAAACGAACGCAGCGCACCATGGCCAGCCTTGCGATGGGTCGAGCGAGGTTGCGCCTTTATAGGCGTCAACCCGTGGCCCGCAGTTGGTTCCGTTGAGTTCCTCAACTCCGATCTCTGCCGCTGCAACGTCAACGATGGATTGCGCGAGTCTCATTTAGCTGAGCGGATAACTTTAGCGACCCCGTCGCCGTCCAGCGTTGCCGAGCGGTTCCCTGCGTCGTCCCATGTCACGGTGCAAGCGGTGAGCGAATACGCCAGCAAGGCCAGCGCGGCAGCGTATGCGATTCGGGTTTTCATAGCGATTTCAGTATTGAGTTGATGGCGATGGCGACGCCGCAAAGAACGAGCGGAATCACAACCACGATCAGCGCGCAAATCATGGCGGCGGTTTCGGTGTTGTCGTTTGGTTGGCGCGGCAGGTTCACGCCCGCACCGTCGCCAGTCTAACCGCCGCCCGCAATTCTGGCGAGTGGTCCCCGGTCAGAATCCGGTGACGAGTCCGCCTGAGAATGGGTTTTCGCTGCCTTTGGCTAGGCTCTTGGCGGTTAGCGCCCCGCTCATCTTCCCGCCGCAAGCGATAGCTCCCACAAAGGCGTCGGCCCGGTCAGGCGAGCGGATGCCCCTTGCTCTCATGTCATCCTTTGATTCAACCCGCAGCCTGCCCTTGCTGTCCCATTCAAGGCGCCGGGTGGTCAACTGCTCAAATAAGCCAGGGTCGAAACGTTCACGCGGGCCAAGGTGGATCCGCCCGCGCTCGATGTCGCGACACGCTTCGATCCAGCATTCCGAAATGAGGTTGGCGTAGTTCTTCGGGTCTTGCGCCGGAATCCCGCCGTGAAACTCCCGAACGCGGAAACCCTCTTCCGCGAAATCTTTTATGATGACATTTCCTATCCCGTCAGCGTCGCCCCATACTTGGCCCGCGTGAAGCTGGCAGGCGTTGAAATGCTGCCGGAACTCCCGGCGCGCCTGCGTGGTGTTCGTGTCGCGCCAGAACGAATGAAGGCGGGCGACGTTTCCCCAGCGGTAGGCAAGCGAGTTCTCGTCCCCGCCCGCCGCGAAGTCGCAGAATCCGACTTTCTCGCCGTTGTTGTCTGCTGCCTCTTGGATGGCAAAAGCGGCTTCAAGCTTTTCGGGTGATAGGACAACGCGACCGTCAAGCGAAGTGAACTCGGCCAGGTGCATTGAGCGGAAAAGCGGGGATTCTTCGCCATAGAATCTCCGATCCCTCTCGACCTTGCGCGGGTCAATGTGTGGGCATTTCGTCCAATCAACGCGCAACGTGTAGTAGTCGGATGCGAACTTGGTCAGGCAGTTGTAGAAGCGCCCGCTTGGAGGCCCCGAGCTTGAAATGTAAAGCTGGAATCGCCGCGTGCATCGGTCGAACGCCTCGAAAATCTCATCCGGAACGGTCTTGCACTCGTCCACAAGGATGCAAACCGGGTCAGTGTCCGGCCCGATTGTCGGGTGGAAGCCCTCGGCTTTGCCGGGGTCGTTAGTGGAAAACCCTATCCCTTTCCCACCTTGCGCCGTTGTGATGGTCAGCGGACTTGTGCCGCCTGTCACCCGTGCGGATCTCGGCAAGTGTTGCCGCACCGATGGCCAAAGCTGATTTTGAAGCTGGTTGAAGCTGCCCGAGGTCGCAACAAGCTTCCCCTGCGGGAACGCATAGAAAAACCAGTCAACCGCACGGGCGGCAATGATTGCGGTCTTGCCTGCGCCGTTGCAGGTAAGAAGCGCCGTAGGCCATCCGTTGCCGAATGCTTCCAGCGCTTCGCATTGCCAGTCGTAAAGGACAGCGCCCTTTGCCAGCGCAAGCTCTGCGGGGGTCAGCATGACTCTGGCGGCGTCTCATAGCCGTGCGGCGGCGTCATTCCGACCCGCACCGCGCCAAGTCGTTTGATTCGATCCTCAACCTCCGGCGTAATGGTTAGAGCATTCTCGATTGGCCCGCCGTCCGGTCCCGAGATTTCCTGCTTGTGATTTTCGGCAAGGCGTCGGTTGAGTCTGCCAATGACTTTGAGTCGGGTATCCACTCGCAGCTTTTCCGCCATGACTCGCGCCCCAGCTTCCCCGGTGCCGGGTTCTCCATAGGCTTTGGTTGGCGATTTGTCGGAAATGTCAATCGCTTGATCCAGCCATGCAAACGCCTGTTCTTCGCGGGCGCGTAAGAGGTTGTCGCGAAACTCGGGGTGTTTTTCCTGCCAAATCCACACGTTAGCCCGGTTAGGCATGTGAGCATCATCGCAGATGCTTGTGAGCGTTTCACCCTCCGCAACCCGGCGGCAAATCTCATCAGTCAGCGCGACCGAATACAGCGATGGACGCCCCATCGGACGCTTCGCAAGTATCGGTTTCGTTTTCGCTGCCGCTCGTTTCATCTCTCCCGAATTATTCGCGCGCGCGACCCCCGTCAATCGTCGGCAGTGGTCCCCGCATGTATCACAAACTCCGGCCCAGCGATCAGCGCAGCCTTGCAAAGCGCGGCAATCACCAAGTCCCGGCGGATTCGCGCCTCTGTTTCGCTGTTGGTCCCCAGGCAAATCATAACCCGCTCACCGGTGTATTTTGGCCCCCGGTCAACTGTCACCCGCATTCGCCACCATCCGAATTCATTGGTTGATAGGTGATGGTTGGGGTCATTCTCCTTCGCGGCGGATGCTTCGATTAGATAGAGTTTTCTCATTGTTTTTCTTCTTTCGTGATGATTTTCGCAAGGTCCAGCGGCGTCTTGATTGGTCGCGTCTTGATTGCTTTGCCATTACGCATGACAACGGCGATACGTCCTCGCTCCCCGCATTGGTTTTCATAGATAAACCAAGCTATCCATCCGTTGCTGTCCACGCGGTCAAGCATCCGCTCAAACGCCTCCCAGATGGCTTTGAATAGCGGCCCGTTCACATCCATGCACCCGGCGTCTATGGCGGCGTCACAAGCTGCGTCAAGCGCCTTGTAGTCGGTGACGATGGCGGTGATTAGCGTTTTCCAATGTTTGATTCGTTGGTTGCGTGTCATTGTTCGGTGTGTTTGATTTGGTATCCAATGCGAAGGCGAAGGATGCTGATTTGAACCTCTCGAAACCTGGCGCAGTGAAAGCGATTGAAGTGAAACGGCTTCGCGAGCCCCATCCGCAAAACCCATCCGATCCCAGCGTGAAATCTTCCGATTGACGCGACGTATCCCTTCATGACGCCGCCCGAACTGCTTGTTACTGTGTGTGTTTTGATTCTCATTTTCTCGTTAGTTTGGTGATTAGCTTCGTCAAATCCGCCTCAATCTTCGCGGCGGCAGCAACTCCGGAGGGTGTGATTTGCCATGCCCGCAATCCGGTTCCGTTCACGACGCGGACCAACTCACGGCGAACTAGCCCGTCAATTGTGGCAGGCGTCAGGTTGTGATTCGTCACTTTGTTGACCTCGCCCAGGCGGGTCGGTCCAGTGAACCTGCTAAGCCCGATCAGCGCGATTGTTGCGACCAATGGCAGCCCGCAAGTCTCGCGTGCTTTTTTGTCGAGCTTGGCCCCCATGCCGTCCATCGGGAGGGATAGGACGTAGTGAAGGAACTTGATTGGCGTTTCGATTGTTTCGGTGGTTTTCATCAGTTAGATTTGATTTGTTTGCAGACGGCGCGGTGCGCAATCCATGACCGTTTTGACCCGCAAGCACGGCCACAATCGCAAACCCTGTGAGGCTCAATCCGGCTTGCAAGCGTCCGCTCAAGCTTTGCGATGCTATCGGTGAGCAACGCTTCCACCCACGCGCTAACAGTCTCGCCACTGAACGCGGCGTATGCTTTTGCCTTTCCGATCAAATCTGGCGGCAAAGTGACAACCAAGCTTTTTCGGTGACTTTCTGGATTCATTCTTGGTCTTGGCATTAGATCGCTCCTTTCATCTTCTCAACTCTCGCGTCCCGTTGTTTCGCCCAGGTGCTCGATGTCATCTTCCGGCGTCGGAAAAACTCATCACAAGCCCGCCCGACAATTCCGGTTAGGCTGCGCATCTTTCGATCCGCCTCGTCGAGTCGCTGGATTTCGCGTTGTTCGTCGGTTAGGTCTTTCATGGCTTGCAGTTCGCTATGGTGGTTTCAACGTCCGCCAGCATCCGGCAGCGGGCGCAGATTGTTTCCGAATCGGGGAAAACAACGCATAAACACGTCCCCTGCTTCAGATAATCCCTCACCGATTCCAGCGTCGTGACACACTCGCCAAGGTCTTTTTCCATGCGGTCAAAATCTTCTGACGTTGCCGCCAGTTGGATGGTTCGCCTTCCGATCTTGCCGTAAAGTTTTCCGATATAGTTCATTTTTTGCTTATTTGGTTGGTATAGGTAAATCACGAATCACTTAAATGCTGTGGTTGCTCCCTGTAAAATGCTCCGACGTATTCCTTGAGTTTGCGAAGCTCGCACTCGGCAGGATTGTGGCCTGGTGTCAGCGCGATAAGCTTGCCGTCACGCTCTACCACGCTCGCCTTGACGATCGCAGGCGGAATGCCGTAGGAGAATCGGATCGTGTCACCAGACCTAACCCATTTGCCGTCGCTGTCTTTTGTTCTCACAAAACCGCCTTTCTAACCAGTCCGCAGTTTTCCCTCGCTGCGAATTTCCTAGCCCGCTCATCCGCGCTGTCTGGGTCTGGATCGCGAAAGGCTTTGACGAGTCCGTTCTTCGTGTGGTCGGTCGGGTGGCGGAGTTCATAAATATGCAGGTCGCCGTCGGTGGTTAGCGTCTGCCCGTTTAGTATGGTTGGTTCTGGTTTCATTGGAATTGGTGAAATCTGTGCCTGTCTCGTTCTTGTTGTTCCAGCTTCTCTTTCGCCGCTTTCTCAAAAAGCGCCTTCGTGTAATCTCCGGCGACTTTCGCGCATCGCTTGTTCCATGCCTCTGTCCCGCCAGGCAAGCCCGCGATGTGATCCAACTCCGCCTTGTCCGCCGTCATGAGCGCGAATAACTTGACCTTGAAGCGGTCCTCTTCCATGCCTGAAATCGCAGCCAAGCGCCAAAGCATGTCGCCAAGGTTCGCGGCCTTCCCGGCCTTGCGGTCGATGGCGGTCTTTTTGAAATCCAGAAACGAGCAATTGCGCAAGCTCTCACCCAGTCCCTCGTATTCACCCGGTCCCCAGTCGGCTTTGATAACGCCAAGCGCAAGGATCAGCGCGTGGCATAGCTGGCATTGATTGCCGCGTGTCGCTGGTTCGCGTTCGCAGAAGTCGCATGTTTTGTCGCTCATTTCCAGATTCCTTCTTTCATGGGTGGTTTTTCAGAATGCCCGGTTTTCCCTGCCCACCTTTGCGCCGATGCAAACACGTCCGGGAAAGTTTCGAGGAATTTCGACCGGTTGCGCGGTTGCCAGTATCCCGCCGCCTTGTCCACTGTCGCGGCAAGGTAGCTTTTCAGAAGCTCCCAATCTTGCGGAGTTAGCTCGTAAAGCCCGCTGCAAGCGTCGTGGAACGCGTGCAACTCCGCTGCGGACCAATGTGACGGGCGAGCCCATTCGGGGCGCAAGGCGTTGATTGTGGTGATAATGGCGGCATGGTCCGGGAATCTTCTGCCGGAGGAAGCGACTTCTGGCAAATCCGGCTGGCTGGCTGGCTCGTCTTTTGGCTTAGCGGAAACCATTTGGTTTCCATTTGGTTCGTGAATAGGATAAGAAGAAGAGGAAGAGCAAGGGGAAGAAGAAGATTCTTCTTTAGTGGGTGTTGGGGGCTTTTCTTTTTTGGGTCTTCCGCCTTTCCATCCGTTATCCCACAGCTTCACAATTTGGTGCTGATGCTCGCTGAATCCATGGATCGCCCAAGTTCCGCCCTCTTCGGGGTCAAGCCATGGCGCGTCCGAATCAGTGAGAACGGAAAACAAATGGTTCTCGTCTCCTTTCCATTTGGTTTCCATTGCCAGCCGTCTCGGCGTGAATTTCAAACCGGAGAACTCGCGGCGGATTTGAGCGTTGCCCCAAAGCCGAAGAACCGCAACTACGCCATCGGCCCCAAGGTCGGCAATCAGCCGCTCGGTTTTCCAGTGATTGATAAAGCCGGGGTCAAGTTTCATTTTGATTCTAGGTAATTTCTCCACTTGGCAGAATCGCCTTTCCCGGTGTCGCCGGTTGCGGCAAGTGATCGCGCCGCCGCTTTGATTTTTCCGCCGTAGTGAATCGCGTCATGGCATCGGCGGTGAACGGCCATGAGGTTTTGAAGCGTGTCATTTCTTGGATACCATCTATGATGCAAATCAAAACTTGCCATAGGGTTTCCGCAGAATTCACACCGTCCGCACGCTCGGCGCATTGCCGATGATCGGAGGCTTTCCCATCCTTGACTCTGGCGAGCGTGCGGAGATGCGTATTTCATCACAGGATGGCGTTTCCGTTTCCGTCGTCATAGTCGCCCAGCTTATCGCCGTCATCCATGCGGCTAGTGGCGTATCCAATCTGCTCCGCTTCGCACTTGTCAGCGGCTTCCAAGATTGCGATTTTCGCCGCTCTCTTTTCAGCGTTGATTCTGCGATGCTCGTTAAGGTGTCGCTTTTCCGCGAGTCGGAAAGAAATCACCGTGTTTTCGTCAATCTCGATAATCCCGCCATCGTCAAGAGGCAGCAAGAAAGCGAATTTCTCTTGCTTGGATTCTTGAATCTGCCGGTTGCTCTTGGCCTTGAACGCCCCGAACATGCGGCGGTATTGCATCGCCTGGTTGTTGCGATAACGCTCCGCTGCCTCCGAATCCGTAACGGTGTCAATTTGCGACATTTCGTCAACAAATTGATCCATTGTGAATTCCTCGCCATAGGAGCGAATCAGGTTGATTGCGGCCTCTTTCATCGACTTTGTTGCGCCGGTTGAAAGGGTTACTTCGATTTGGTCTTGTGTGTCAGCTTGCATTTGCAATGTTTGTTAGTATTTGTGCGACCTTCAATAATTCATCCTTGCCAAGCGGTCGCTTACTTAGGTCGGAAATCAAATCTTCGCCTTCTGCCGGGTTGAAAAGGTCAACCATCATTTGGGTATCGGACGATTCAAAGTGTGAAAAGAAATAGGCGATGTTTTGAAACTGCTTGCGACCAATGGCACGACTGGCCGCTTCCGCCTCCATCCTTGCAACTTCCTCTTGATGCCTCTTGCGAAGCAGTGTAATCGCCTCTTCTAGCGCAAGGTTGTTGTTCGCCACCCGTTCACGAATGTCTGAGCTTGCAGGGTCTTCCAGTAGCTTCATATTCTGCCGCTTGGTCCTATCTTCCGCAACCCGGCTTTGATACGTCTTGTATGCCTCTGTCAGCCCGTTCTTCGCATCTTCCAGCAACTCGGGGGAGTGGTTCAAAATCGCCAATGCCTGCTTGGCGTAGGTTTCAGAAACCTTGAAGGATTGCTTGGCGAAGTCCTCAAAAGTATATTTTTGACCTTTTGCTTTCGTGTTCCCTCCCCGGTTTTCATCCGGCCAGAGCCTCTTCCAACTCTCCGCCGCTAGACACGCCCGCAGGCTCGATGTCATGTCACGCCGCATGGAATTGCAATCGGTGGCGATGGCCCATAGCTTTTCTTCAGGAACATCTTCGCCGTCTGGATTGATTATCGTGATGATTGGATCAACTCCGGCACGCTCGCAAGCAAGCCAGCGGTTTCGCCCGTCAATAATGGTCCCGTCTTTTAAGGCCATGATCGGCGTTCTCTGCCCGTTGGCTTTGATGCTTGCGGCCAATGGCTCGATGTCTGCTTCGTTAAGCGGATACATGTCCGCAACCCAATGTGTTTTCATTTTTTTCGTGGTCATAAGGTATAAAAAGGACGCGCCCCGAAGCATGACCGGAGAAACCTCCCCAACGGGGCGGCAGCCATGCGCACGGGGCGCGATTGATGTTTGTTTTGTGTTCATGCCGTTTCTCGCGGTATGGTCGCCACTGGCAACGCGCTAAATTTCATTCCATGTCTTCAGGTTTGCAACTGTCTTTTTCGAGAAAATACCGGGGGCGGGACCACTAGGCCGGGCCTGACACTCGTCAAACCCGTTCCCGCCCCCGGTTCCGTTACGGGGAGTCTAAAAAAGCGTTAGTTGAGCCTTCGCGCTTCCAAGGTTGCGACACGCCTGCTTGAAATACGACTCCTTCAATTCGCTGCCGATGAATTTCCTGCCAAGCTCTAGCGACTTATGGCCCTCGCTTCCGATGCCGGTGAATGGCGAATAAACCAAGTCGCCAGGGTTCGACCAGAGCGTCACGGCGCGCTCGATTACGTCAAGCTGCAACGGGCAAAGGTGCTTTTCATCGGACGGTTCACGCGCCGCCCTGACGTTCAACACGTTCGTTTGTCTAATGTCCATCCACACCGGACTGGCCCATTGTTGCCACTGGTCAAGCGGGAAGTCTTCGCGATCATGCTTCACCGGGTTTTCTTTCATCTCGTCAACGTCGCCCCACTTGCGGAAAATCATCAGATATTCCGCCATCCCAGTTCGCGTGTATTTCGAGTTACCGCGCAACTGCTTGTATAGCAGCCCTTGCGCCTTCGTGCGCTGCATCTCGATTACTGGGTCTTTCCAAATCGTGACTTCGGCATGATACGCCCAACCTAGCTCAACGTGAGCGCGGATGATCTCGCCCCGAAAGTCACGCATTCCCGCCATGCCGTCGCGGTTGGTATAGTTGACGAGGTTCTTGCAATGGACGGCCGACAGGCAACCCGGCTTTGTGATGCGCATCTTTTCGGCAATCAGGAACTTGTAGTGTTCCATAAACTCCTCATCGTTGGCGCAATTGCCCATGTCCTGACAGTCTGCCGAATAGATGTAAAGCGACGCGAAAGGCGGCGAATATATTGAGAAATCGATTGAGTTATCTTCCAGTGATTTCGCGAAGCGGACGCAATCCGCGTTTGCGACTGTCCACCCGTCGCCGGTTTCGATTGTAATATCTGTTTTCATTGTCAGTTGCTTGTCGTTTTCATTCCTGAGATATTTCGCGGCTTGCTTCATTGCCTGTTGCATCCGCTTGTGAGCTTCGATCTTGGCGTTCACAACAGCGAGGATTGATTGCTCGTTGCGCCCCTGAATGACATGCGCGGTGACTGGCTTCTTTTGGCCGAATCGGTAGGACCGGCGCAGCGCCTGATAGAACTCTTCAAACGAGTAGGTTAGGCCGACGAATATGACGTTGCTGCAATGTTGCCAATTCAAGCCGTGGCCTGCGAGTCCTGGCTTTGTGATGATAACGCGAACCTCGCCGTTTGTGAATGAATCCAAGTCGCGTTCCTTGCTCGCTGCCGTGTCACTTCCGCGAACTTCAACCGCTTCAGGAATGAGTCTTTTCAATTCGTCGGCCTCATAGTTGGTATTGCACCAAACAATAACTGGCCCTTCCGATTCCGCCACGATTCGCGCAGCTTCCTTGCATCGCTCGGGACACGAAAGGCGCATCTCCTTGTGAATTGAAGTCGCATTCAACTCTGGATTGCGGAATAACTCGCCTTCCGCCGCTCCTTCTGCTTCGTCAATCTGCACGAATATCGGATTGATCGTTAGCTCAGGCAGGATGTATTTCGACCCGTCATAACCAATGTCGGCAGGATTGGAAACGCACGCAGCCCATGAACTAACCCACTTCCAGAAGTCCGCTTCAGCGTGTCCCTTCAAGCGGTAACTTCCAAAGTTCATCGTGTCGTTAATGAACCAGCGGGAAAGCATCTCGTTGGATGGCATAACGCCAAGGAACTCGGCATGCTGCCCGAACTCCATGTAATCGTTAGGCGCTGGCGTAGCAGTGCAACAAAGCCGGTATTTGTGATTCACAAACGTATCAGTCAGCGTCTTGCGCATCTTTCCAGTGAAGTTTTTCAGAATGCTCGATTCGTCCAAAACTACACCGATGAACTCGCTTGCGTTGAAGTGTTCTAACTTCTCGTAGTTCGTGATATAGATTCCCGGTTCGCCGCAATCTGCTTGCGACTTGGCAACGCTTGCAACGATTCCGAATTTCTCAGCTTCGTGATTGGTTTGGTGAGCGACCGCCAGCGGCGTCAGAATCAGGACTTTCGATCCTGGTTCATGCTGGCAAATCTGATGCGCCCATTCAAGCTGCTGCAAAGTCTTGCCAAGTCCGCAATCTTCAAAGAGCGCGGCGCGGCCTTGCCTTGTTGCCCATCTGACAACGTGAGCTTGCCAGTCGAACAATGGCGCGGTGATTGGTAGCGGTTCAAATCCATGGCTATTTGCAAGCCGTGTTTTGCCGATGATAAATTCGTCGTAGTCTATGCTTTTCATGTGTTGGTTCTATTTCTTGATCTTCGCTTCCCAATGGATACACCCGAACATCGGGCCGGGCGAAACAACCTCGCTAGGATTTAGGTCGTCTCTTTTCCAGTTGGCGCTCTTCACTTTTGGGTGATCACAGAATCCCCAGTGATTGTCCCGCTTGTCCCAGTATTTGCAGTCTTTACATTTTCCGATTGTTTTCATGTTTTCTTGTTGGTTGGTATATCAAAACGGCGGATTGTCGCCATCGTCGAAATGTTCAGGCGCAAACCCATCCGCCTTAGCCTGCTCATGCCGTTGCCGTTCAGGCGGTTGGCGATGCGCTGGCGCTGGTCGCTGCTGCTCCTTATTCGCCGGGTAAAGCGACAGCCAACCGGACCAGTCCGGCCCGACAGGTATCGTTGTCAGCTTCAAGCTGATTCGCCCCTGGTCATCGGTGAACGCCTTGCCTACGTTGGTGTATTGTTTCTTTTTGTCGCCGGTTTGCCGGTCGGTGTATTCGCCAGTAGTGGCTACGATGTCATGAGTGTATTGTGATGCCATATTGTTATTGATTCCAAAGTTTGATGTTCATTCTGATTGCGAGCGCAACAAGCGCATCGTGTTCGTTGTCGGCGTTCTCTGTGATTCCGCCGCTAGTGGCGGTATAAACCGGCCCTTGGCTTGTGGCTTTGCGCTCCGTGGTTATCCCGTGTTTTTCCATCCAAAGCAGCCTTGGCGACTTCATTGGTGGCATTCCGGCGAATAAGTCATCTGTCATTTTTCTTTTTCTCTCTGGTTAGTTGTCCGCGTGTCTTTGCAAGCTCTTTGCGCAGCGTGTCGATTTCCTCGTCCATTTTGACGCAGTGAGCGAAAAGCATTTCCTTTGCTGATGTTGCCGGGTATGCGTCCCACGTCTCGCAGTAGCGCTCCCATTTCTTCATGTATTTTTCGCTCATGATTCTTGTCTCCTTCCGTATTCGGCTATTAGCAATGCGTCGCTGGTCGCATGAGTGCATTTCATAGCCGGAAATAGCTCCTGCGCCTTGCGCTTGGAAACGTTCTTGTCGCCCCCCGTGCGGCACCCTAGCTCTTTCTGCCACCGTTGCGGACTAACCCGCTCAAACGGTATCCCGGCGGCAGTGAGCGCCATTTCCAAGCGTCCGAATCCCTGCCCGAAAGTGAAAGCTGATTTGACG